TTTAGGGAGTTAGAGATGACTATTGGATATGATGCAATGATAGAGTATTATGTTGGTAACTCTGATGTCAGAAAGGGTTGGAAAACCGATGAAGAAGAGATGATGAAAGAAGATGAATGGGATCCATATGGTTCCTTTGATGTTATGAGAGTAAAGAATAAAGAAGATTATGGAGCAATCTTCAAGTTCTATCTTCTACGAATGGCGGGCATGGGTCTTGAAAGTCTGTATAACTCATTAGATATAGGTTCGGAGAACATCCCCTCATGGTATTGGATGGAAGAACCCGAATTGGTAAAGAATCAATGGTTAGTTCATGGAACATCACAAACTGATGCAATGTTTATGGCTAAACAAGGATTCATTCGTGGTGTTAAGGATTGGAGGAAGTTAGGATTGACCACATGGTTTGATGGTAAGAGTGCAGAAAAGAAACTTGGTGGATATAACTTTGCATATACAGTAGAAGACTTTGCAGGGTATGGTTTGGATGGTAGTTCGGTTAAATATGGTGATGGAACGATATTGGTATTCCGTGCTTCAGGTATACGCAGTTTACATACCGCAGATGATGAAATGCAAACTATATTCAATGGTAAGACTGCAACAGACATTGTTCCGATATATGATATGATGGGTTCACTTCGTATTTATTCAAAGAAAAGAAAAGAATTGATTACATTTAATGATCACATGGATGCTGTTAATTGGGTAGTTAATAATTATGATCAATACCGTAAAGCAATTGGATGGGAGAAACCAATTCGTAAGGGAAATACACGATGAACTATTTTCAAAGGTCTATAATAGATATAATTAAGACGGCAGGTATTGCTATTAGAGATAAGAACATATCAAATCTATCACAAGCACTTGCAGTGTTACAAAACGAGATTGTGAGAATAGAAGACCAATTACAAAATCTAATATACAATATGATGTTAGATAATGACCACCCACTTGTTAAAAAGGAAAACAAAAGAAAGTTGGTTATGGAACAATTTGTTAAGGGATTTGAGATGTATTACATATTCCTAACAGAGAGTTCTACTGACTATGTTTTTTGGGCAAACAGTTACAGTAATCACTATCAAAAACTTCCATCAGAGATATTCAATGAGTTAATTCACACTGGTGAGTTAGACCAATCATCAGAAGAATATGAATTATATCGTGCACTAAAATCAGTATTGAATCCAAATAAAACAAATACACCTGATCCACAACAAACAGATACAATTAAGTTATATTATTTAATAGATGATGTAACGAAGGTTGCTCAAATTAAGAATACTGGTAAACTAATTGTTTCGCCTTATAGCGACCAACTATACTTTCTTTCAAGTCCGGAAGATATTAAAAAATACTATAATAAATATCAAGTAAGAGTCATGGACACATCGGTTGATCCCCCTATTATGAAACCATTGACAAGAGTAACGGTAGCTGAGTGTGTTATGACAAACAAAATTGTTACATCAAACCCATCAATATCGCCAGATGAACCACCTACATTTTTGGTTAATGTAATATACATACCTTGGATTCTTGTCACAGACGTTACTGACTTACTTATTGAACCAAATAAGATATTTTCTCGTAGAATTGGCCGTGCTAAAGTAGGCACGGGTTAATTCATAACCACATATTTATAGACATGATTAAACTCAAAGACATATTGATGGAACGAATATCCGATGTAGTATATCACTTCACCACAATGAAGGGAGCAACAAACATTATAGAAACAAATCGTTTTAGACTTAATCCTGTTCCAGTAGATTCCAATGTTGATCCTGGTAAGAAATACCGTGAGGGATATTATATGTCTCTAACAAGAACAAAGTCGGAAGCATATACAAAGTGGTTGTCCACATCAGAATGTTTCTTTGTTCGTTTAGAATTAGATGGTGGTAAATTGTCAAACACTATGAAAGGTGGTGCTTACAACTTTTGGAAAGACCAACATGGTAAAGATGACTATGAGGAATATGAAGATAGATTGTATTCTATGGATATGTATGTTCCCAATGCAATTGGTTATATTAAGAGATTGGATTTGGATGTGAGCAGACAATGTAAAACAGGTTTTAAGTTCGAGACACTTATTAAGACTGCAACTGGTGCAGGTATTCCAACATTCTTGTTTCCAAGCAGAGAGAAGTGGTCACAACAATCAGGTGGTATTGAAGTAAGGGATTTGGATAGTTACAAGATATTCATGCAATCACTGGTCAAGTAAGTCTCTTGCAATAGCAATAAAGTGTTCTTCGTCTATGGGGAATACTGTTTTCAATCTTTCTATAAAGTCCATAATACCGGACTCATATCCCTCGTTATACGCTTCTTCTACAAGTGTTAAATCATTTCCTTTAATCATGGTGTTATTCGGTTGGTTAATAAAAAGTGGGGCACCGAAAACAACCACGAAAACGGTGCCCCGATAGCAAACTCCGGGGAGGAGTATGTAGGGAGTAATTATCTATTTTTTATTTTATCTACTATCCAATACCAAACTGATAGTAAAAACATACGGTATATGTAAAGTCTTTCCTTTGTCATTTTCTTCGTTCCAATTCATTCAATCTATCAACTTCTTTTTGCATTGCTTCCAATCCCTTTTGAACCCATGTATCATTCGGGTTTTCTTTCAGAACTTGATTAGCAATTTCAATCATTTGTTCTAATTTTTCTTTGTTATTCATATTATCCTCCATTTGTGGACCCAGCAGGACTTGAACCTGCAACCTAACGATTATGAGTCGTTTGCTCTAACCGATTGAGCTATAAGTCCTGTTTGTGATCCCAAGGGGGCTCGAACCCCTATTATCGCCGTGAAAGGGCGGTGTCCTAACCATTAGACGATGGGACCTACCGTTATTCTTCTGTATCTTGTGTCTCTACATACTTTATCATAATCCATTGTAGTAATTTTAGGTAAAGTCCTATAAACACTATTATCGGTAGTGCAAGTAATACCATAGTCAGCCACAATGGCGATGATAACATGAGGTTCATATACCAAAAGAAAAACCATATAAGAAAAAGTAAAGCAACGAAGATTAACACAACCACAAGGGAAACAACCACGAAACCTTTGAGACCTGTCCATAATACAGACAGACACCCCATATTAACTTTGTAGTTTTCTTCGTTACTCACTTTGTCCTCCATTCAACTCATATCTACGGATAATTTCATATATTCTATGTTCATCACCAACCGTATGTGAGTTTTGTTGCCAGATGATTTCACCACTATCATTGATAAGAAAAGAATGTGGAACATTATTTACATTCATCATTCTTCTCAAATCACCATTAGGATCAAGATATACTTCAAAGTCCCATCTTTTTCCATTAACAAACGGTGCAACTTTTGCAGAATTACGAACATCATCAACAGAAATTACAACTATCTTAACATCAAATTCATCACGCCATATATCATATACTTCATTCAATTCATTCAACTCTTGAATACAAGGTTTACACCAGGTTGCCCAAAATGAAAGATAGATAAGATTTTTTCCGTTGTTTATTGTTGATGCATTTATTGTTTCACCTTTTATGTTCTTTATTGTTGCACTCGGTAAAACAGTTTTTATGTTTGTTGTATCTTTACCAAATATAATAAAATTACAAGATATAAGCAAGAAAAAAATAATCTTTTTCATAATTTCTCCATAACTGAATTGGTTGCTGTTTGTGCATACATATCACTCAAATAGTATGCTTCAATTTCATACGGGTTCTTCTCATAACCATATTGTTCATTCCATCGTTCATACCAACCGCCCTTTGTGGGTTGTAGGTAGTGTATGTATTCATGGATAAGAGTCCTGATAAAATTCTTTACGGTTCTATGACCACGAGCTCTGATGATAATTGTGTTGGTTTCATCTTCAAAGTAAGCAAGACAATCTTTATTCCGTTCACCGTCAAGAGTGTTCCATTCCCAACAAACATACGGATGACCTCTTTGTTCGTTCATACCAAATTTTTCTACGCACCAATCCATTGTATAGTCAATTATGGTATCAACGGTTTCATCATCCACGTTGTTCTTGGATAGATACATAGTCTCCGCCGGTATTGGTTTTACCGGCGGAGCCATTGCAAATCGTTTTAGATATTTGGTTTTAACCATTCTTCTTCGCCGCGGATAGTAGTTGATCATTCATGGCCTTCACAACTTTTGGAATTTCATCAGCACGGTTTAGATGAACACAATTTGTTTTGTATGTGTTCAATACAGTTTGGAAGTCATGTTTACCGCCGATGAAATATGTGAGAACATTTATACCGCGAGAACGCATACGCTCAACTTGTTTTCTGGAGTGTATTTGTGCCTCAGCACCAGCATAACGGAAATGTTGTTTATCATGTGTCATAAACGGTTCACCGTCACAAAGGTTGATAAAGTAAGCATCGGTGTTAGCGGATTGTTTGATAATCTCACCCATAATCGCCTCAAAGCAAAGGCCTTCTGGTGTTGTGTTTGTGGTGTAGATACTTTCAAAGACATGACGAATGTGTGCAAGGTTGTGTTTGTTTGAATCATACAGATAAACAAGGTATGGTGTATCATGTAAGGATGATTTGGTTCTACTACCATACCCCATGTTGTCTGAATACACAGAGCGAGCACTAACTACAACATGAAGATTTTTGATTTGTTTAGCAGCAACAGCAAACATTACAGCAAGTTTGACTGATTCTTCAAACTTGTCACCACTCATTGAACCGGATGCATCAATTGATTGGTGAATGAATGACGGTTGATATTCGTGAACATTGATTTGTTTGAATATCTCGTAGTTACTACTACCAATTTCATGTAATAATCTCGCATCAATTTTACCAGCTTTGAGACGGGTAGATGTAGTTACTCTTTCTTCGTTACGAATTTGTAACTTCTTAGCGAGCATTTTACCGAGAGCAATATATCTGGACACATCGCGTCTTCGCCAACCGTTATATTTCCTATTGACGCCGAAAGGTATAGATACTTCACTATCCATGAATGAACTATTGATATTGCGAATAATAACAGTTTTGATACCGCGAGTTATGTTACCATAACCATCGATGAAATTCTTTGCAACCACTTGTTCATCAAAATCAACAGATGCAATAGCATCAACTTTCTGTGTCTCTGTTTTTGTCAATTTTGTTTTTTTAGTGTCACCGTTGATAAGGTCTATTTGTTTCTTGAACAACTTTTCAATTTGTTCTCTCTGTTTGTCTGTTAGTGGTTTGTCACTAACGCCGTCTGGTATTTGAGGACCAGGATTGTAACCTATTGGTTCATAGTCATAACCGATACCGTCACCATCGCCGTCGTCACCAGCATCATCGCCGTCTTGGTCAATAGGTTCGTGGTCAGTATCATCATCCTTTGGAACTTCCTTTAAGTGTTTCGTGATAATACCTGCAATTGTGCAAGCAAGGTTGATACGGTCTTCGTCAGTCTTCAATCTACGAATGTTTTGTAAGTCAAGTGTGTCCCAAACTAATTGCAATGCAGGGAGGGCATCAAGGTTACGGAAAGGACTACGGAAATTACACAAGTGAAAAAGATAATTGTGTGCAGTAGGTTTCATAAATTCTTCGTCATAGAAGGCACGGGTAATCTTTTCGTCACCGAAGAACTTGTTGTAAAGTGATTTGTAATAGATACGATAACCGGGAGCAGCAGCATAGGTCATGGCATCAATATACAAGTCTTCGATGATATTAACAACAGATTTGAAAAATTCTACTTTCTCGGAATAATTTTCAAACAGTTTTTCAACTTCATGGAAATCTGTAAAAATTAAATTACCGTTTTCATCTTTCAGAAAGTTATGTGCATTATATGTCAAGTCAGACACAGCATCCCGAAACTTCTTCATGTCTGTATAGAGAATGTGACTGCTCTCATGTAGGGCAAGGCCAACATTTGAGTCAAAGTCTTTTTCATTCACGGATGCAGAAAGGTGAACGGTTTTGCCATCGGTCATATTTTGATTGGCACTATTATACTTGACACGAATTTTTGGATCACCGGTCATAATGTGAACAAAGTTTGCAACGGCTCGTTGATACTGAGCAAGTGCAAAGTAATCATGTTTTTCTTCTTTGAAGCCATATTCATCGTGGAACATGGATTCCCGTTTGTCAAACAGACCACCTTTGAGCCAGTAATTGGTTCCGGCTGAATACTCGTCTGAATAGTCAGAAGCATATTTGTTCCAAAATTGGTTTGTTCTTGCACTTGCTTCTGCAAGAACACTTTTTACTGATTTTTTGAAAATACTCATACATAATCCCTTTATGGTTGTTATTGGTTGTTTCTATAAATATAAATAAAGTGCGGGGCGAACCCCGCACTATCACCGGAGTGGTTCATTTCAAGATTTAGCAGTATCGCCTTCATCGAACATATTTTCATTGTCAAGACTTTCAATAGGAATGAATTTCTGAACAATTTGACGAACAAAGGTTCTTTCACTATCGGTTCCACCGTCTTCGGCAAAATATGGGAATACACATACTTCAAGTGCCTCACCGATAGTAAAGCCGTCACAAATGAGAGAAGCGGCACGAAGAATTGTTCTGGTTGAAATACTGGTGGAAACTTTACCGTGACCAGAAAGAACTTCGTTGTAAACTTGTGTATAGATTGAGGTCAAAATATCAACTGTTTGTTCGTTAAGGTTTGGACAAACATAATTGATAAGTTTACCTTGTTGTGTTTTGTCCAACAAGTCCATTTCAAGAATAAGGAAACGGTCTTGGATAGCACGGTCAATTACACGGGTTGATGTATATTCAACACCGATATTGGCGGTAGCAAGGAAAGAAACACCGGGTGCAACCTTGATAACTTCAGCATCAGGACTTTCATCAACACGAACATATCTTTGTCCGTCATCAAGAACGGTCATCAAGATATTCCACGCCTCTGGATGAGCACGGGACAATTCATCAAGCAGAATAACTGCATCAGGAATTTGAATTGCCTTGATAAAGGTGGATTGATTGAAATATGTTCCACTTTCTTTGTCAAAGTGAGTGGTTCCAATGAGAGCCGTTCTTGGATCCTGTGTTGAACCTAAATTGAAATAGAAGAACGGTCTGTCCATAGCATCTGCAACGGTTCGGACGGCAAGAGTTTTACCGGAGCCGGCAGGACCAGTTATCATAAGATTTTGACCACGAAGAACACTACGGACAAGATATTTCCATTTTATGTCCGAAAGAATTAGAGACTCCGGGCGAAATGATGGAGCGGTTGAAATAATGTCTGCAACAGACAAATTTTGTGATTTGGTTTTGGTTGTTTTGGTTCTAGACATAGAACAATTCCTGTAAGAAATGAATAAGGTTGTTTTTTAAGATATACAAATATAAGGCATTTTATTGAGAGATCAAAGCATTATTTTCATTTTTTTTGTCAATTTTCGATAACTTCTTGTTTACCAATAACTTAACCGCATCTTCGTGAACCAGATATTTTACTTTCTTTTGGTTCTCTTTCTGGACTTTGAGGACAAGAGTTTGATCAACTACTGGTTTCTCATGGATTTTGTAACTTTGGTATTTTCGGGTTCTTCCATTTGTCAGACGGCGGACATACTGAAACGAACATCCGAGAATTTTTGCAACTTCGGGTACTGTGTACCATTTGCCTTGCGGTGTGTCAATCATTTCTTTCTCCTGGTTGTTTTGGTTGGTTTAATAGATTTGGTTGTTGTTTTCTTTGTAGTTTTCTTCGTTACCTTAGCAGTCTTCGGTTTAGCCGTTTTCTTCTTTGTTGTTTTGGTAGCCGACTTTGCAGGTGTCTTTTTCTTCTGCAACTTCTTCGTTATCTCTGCAGAAATTTTATCATCGAGCGTCACTTTCTTTTTCTTGTTTGGTGCAGGTGGTTTGATTTCCGTTACCGGTAATGTTCCAAACAATTCTGGCTTCTCTACGCCCTTATGATATACCTTGCCGTTCTCATGGACAAATTCCTTAAAGAATTTCCAACCGCGAGGAAACCCAGTGGAAACCGTTTTCTCATTCAGAGTAGGACCTGGAATCTTTGAAGCAACACATTTCCAACAAGTGGCAGAGACTATGCCTTCCATAACACGCAATTTCTCGTTACAGTCACGGCCAGAATACCATTTACTATTTGGATCACCGCCCTCACAAGTTACTGTTTTCATCTTGATATTTTCAAGATTTCTTGTTTGTTTTTTTGTTGTTCCTTTGCGTCTCATAATTTTATTTCCTTATCTTAATAAATTATTTCTTAATACGGGTGACATGGTTGATTAAATATGGTTTGTAATTACCATACCACCATTTTCAGAAGAATATCTACCGATAGGTGTCCAATCCCGGCTATCAGGCCAAGGTTGGTTATTCAAGAACCACATCCAATTTTTCTGATGAATACGGACACCGGGAATACCGTTCAATCTTTCTTTTGTAGTCTTTGACTCCCAACCTGCAGAACGAACATAAACCATGCCGTCAGTATCGTCAATCTTTGCAATGGCATGGCCATGTAGGTATAAGGTTGTGCCGTCTGTGTGGGTATTGTCTCTGCGGAATTTCTTACGCATTAACCAATTTGATACGGCGAGCTGTGTTACTTTTCTCATTGTGAGATCCTTGAATATGTGGTTGTTATCAGTTTACAATACAAATATAAGGCATTGCCAACTAAGATCAAAGCACTTTTTGAAATAATTGTAAAAATGTTCATATTTGTTTGTTTGGTTGTCATCATTTTATACTACAAATATAAGGCATTATTTTGTAAGATCAAAGCAATAATAAAAAAAATTTGTAAACCGTTGATTTGTAAGGAGTTACGCTAAGTCTATAAAAATAAAGGACTTACGCCGGAAATGACGTAAATCCTTGAAAATAAAAGACTTAACCGATTTTATCGTTATAGTCCGTTCACAATAACATCTGGACGCTTGATGATTTCAACATTACCCATTTCATCATTGAAAAGAACATTCTCTTTGTCCCACGAAACAATCTGATCAGGAATAAGACACCCGTATCTTTGGAAATATGATCCATAATCTTCAAACATTTGTTCAATATCCTCAAAAAAGATAGTATCATCGAATATAGGTATTTCACCAATGAGTGTGCTTGTATTACTATCCACCCATAGACCATGTTCATAGTTGGCAAATTCGGTTAGATACTGACTTTTATCTTCATCAGATTGAAATGTTTTAACTATCCATTCAAAGATTTCCTCTCGTTTGGCTTCAAAATCAATGTAGTTATCTTTCAATTCTTCCAAATTTTTAGAAGATTTTGCAACACCAAAGATTTCAGAAAACTCTTTAAGTTTTTTATCAAATTCATTTCTCATAGATACAATCCACAATTTTTGATTCTGCAATAGTTTTGACTTCAAATGGTTCGGTGCTATCTTTAAGATACTTGTTCACCAAAACTTCTGCATCGGTTACTGAAACTGCATCAACAACATAAGTGCGGTTGTGCTTTTTTACTTTACCTTGTTCATTTGTGATTTCAAATTGAACTTTTGCGAGGTAGAACGCCATAACAATTCCTTTGGAAATGTGAAATAAAATGATTATATTTGATACGAATATATGAAATTGTTAAATACGAAGCAAGCAATTTTTGAATTTTTTTAGTATAGTTATTATTTTCATTGAGGGAAACCGATGTTGAGATTTATTTTAGTATTGTTGTTGGCATCACCTATGATATTGGGGAAAGAATGGGTGATTAAGTTGCCACTCACCAAAGTTCATGTTTATTCATCAGATACACTACGCCACCCATCATGGTATTCTGTAAAGTATAAATTAAGAAATATGATAAACCTTTCGTTTTTTACAACAAAAGATGTAGTTCCACCGTTTAAGAATCATGGTTACATCAAACCAAACAATCCACACAGTTGGCCATTTGTTTCAATTGATGATCCACATGATTTCGGTGTTCCAAATTTAAGACCACATTTACACTTCAGCGATCGTTATGGAGTGCCTGCTATATGGTCAAAATACATCTTTGCAGGAACGCCATTACTCGTTAAGGATAGTTTACCACAAAAGATACCAAATAACAGTTTTACAACAGCCAGACGGCCGAGAACGGTGTTTGGCAGTCATCATCAAGATAGTGTGTTTATCTACATCAATGATGGTATCAGAGTGGTGGATTTGCCAAAAAGATTATTAGAGTTGGGTTGTAAAGATGCCATCAACATGGACGGTGGTGGTTCAACATTTTTATATCGTGGTAACAAATATGATTATGTTCAATCGCCAATTAAAAAAATGAGAAAATATCCGAATGTTCTTGCTTGGTAGTAGATATTGCTTTGATCATATAGGTAAAATGTATTATCTTGCCAGTGAACACGGAGAAAGTGTGAACACAAAGAAAGTGATTAGATCTAGATCTAATATAGATCTATAGATCTAATATAAACTATATTGATAAATTTGAGGAAATTTATATGCACCCATCGGCAAAATATAATTTTGAATTATTTTTGAAAATGGTCCCATCTAACAAAACTTTTTTGGAAGTTGGATCATACAATGTAAATGGTAGTTTGAGAGATTCTGTAAATGACTATAAAATGTATATTGGTTTAGATCAGAGTGAAGGTCCTGGTGTAGATGTAATTTCAAAACCTGGAGATCCTTTTCCATTTGATAATGATTCTTTCGATGTTGTTTGTTCTTCTTCTGCGTTTGAACATGATCCTGCATTTTGGATAACATTCAAAGAAATGGTTAGAGTATTAAAAACTGGTGGTTTATTATATGTCTGCGCACCATCACAGGGGTTCTATCACGGATATCCCGTAGATTGTTGGCGTTTTCTAAAAGATTCATGGATGGCACTAGAAAAATCAACCCCCAATATCTCACTGATAAATTCATATATCTGTGATATTGATCCGGTTTGGCATGATTCGATTGGCATTTATAGAAAATTTTAGATTAAAAATTGCTTGCTTTATATTTATATTTTCACTATCTTTGATAGATAATCAAAGTTCGTTCTTTGAAAACATGGTCGGTATATGTTTTAACCATTTTGTTGAAATCAACATTATGGTGTGTTAAATATATTATCCATAAATGAGGACAGGATTATGACTAACAAATGTAAACGGGTTATAGCATTGTTCTTGATTGGCTTTTATTTCCCTATGGTAGCATTTACAACTACTGTTAATAAAGGTGCTGAAACTAAATCAGCAACAATGAAGAAAGTGTTATATTCATCTATCGTTTGGGTTGAGTCAAAAGGCAATGCAACCGCACGATCAAAGGATGGTTCACTTGGTATAGTACAAATTTTACCGGTAATGGTGAAGGAAGTGAACCGAATCTGTAAAATGAAAGGCATTAACAAATCTTTTAATTTACAAGATAGGCTAAATCCTGAAAAGTCTGAACAAATGTTTTGGATTTTTCAGAATTTCTACAATCCCAACATTAACTGGGAAACCATCACAATGAGTGATATGGAAATCATTGCACGAAAGTGGAATGGCGGTCCCAATGGACACAAAAAAGGTGCTACTCGGCACTATTGGAATAAAGTTTCAAAAATGGTCTATAAAGACCTGAAAGAAAGGGGTTACAAGGTATAATAACAATTATATCCTAACGAGAGAATTTTTTTACATACCGACCATTTTTCTCTCGTAAACATTCTATTTATCTCTAAACAGTTATCCATAACGGAGAGTATAGTGGAAATAATATCATCATTTTTATTAGGGTTTGTATCAATGTGGCTTGTGCTTAGACTTGATATTATGAAGCCAAGTAAAGTTCAAATAAAAGATACAATAATTGAAATGGCAACACAATATGGTAATAATCAAAAAATTTGTAAAGAATTGAAAAATTATTCCATAGAACAAATAAAGAACGGAAACTATGAATATGTAGAAGTCATAGACATAATAAAAAGGAATAGTAATGACAAAACAAGAACATAAATTGAAATCCATGTTAAATTACTATGAAGTAAACATGGGTGGAAAGAAAGATGAAAAGATGTCTAAAAAAGAATTACAAAGATTTTTAGACACCTTTAATCAAATTCTTGATTTTTATATGTTGCAAGATATAATGAAGAAAATAAAAGAAAAGAGACAAGAAGAAATAGATGGCGAAGAAGAAGATAAAGACTTTATGATGCCACCAAAAGAATTACCAGAAATAGATGATGGAACATTTGAAAATGAAATGATGAATAATCCAGAAGATTTTTTTGGTAGTAAAAAAGATAAAGAAAAAAACTTTAATGATCCAATAGATACTGATATAAATAAATTTTTGAAATGGCTTACTATGATACTTTATACAGGTGACCATTCAGTAATAATTACAGAAGATAAAAATGGTATCAATATAAAATTGGTAAAGATAAATAAAGGTAAAAAATAAGTTATGTCCGTAAAATTAGTTTCGTTCACAGAACCAACCTCGTTAATGGAAGGTGATTTTAATGGTAATTTTAATATAATATCACCGGAAGAATTGATAGTTTATATTGCGAGAGTGAGTAACCCATCTAATCAGATGAATATGGAAACTGCTCCTAAATTGATAAACTATTTGATTAAGCATAAACACTGGTCTCCATTTGAATTTGTTGATGTTACATTTGAGATAGTCACTCGTAGAAGTATAGCTGCTCAAATTCTTCGTCACAAATCATTTTCATTTCAGGAATTCTCACAAAGGTATTCAACAGCAACAGAGATACAACCTGTTGAATTGAGAAAACAAGGAAAAACAAACAGACAGAGTAGTGAAGAACCAATGCCAGATTTTTTACTACAAAGAGACATCGAACAGCACTTTGCAAATTCAAAAATGTTATATGATAAGTTAATAAAACAAGGAGTTTCAAGAGAAACTGCCCGTGATGTTCTTCCACTTTCAACAGAAACAACTATGTATATGAAAGGTTCTGTTCGTAGTTGGATTCATTATCTTGAACTTCGGTGTTCACTGGATACACAATTGGAACATAGAAAAATAGCCGAAGGTATAAAATCAATTTTCGTTAATCAATTTCCGAACATTTCGGAAGCATTAAATTGGAAAAATAATTGAGGAAATAAAATGATAGAAGAATATCAAACAAAATCAAATGTTGCAAAAGAAATAATGTATTGTGGAATAGGAAATCACGAAAGTGTTTTACATTTTGGTGCATGTGACAATGATTTATATTTCCTAGAAACATTAGATGAACATGATATGGATATACAGTATACCGCAGTTGATGTTAAAGAAGAAATAGAAACATTATTTACAAGATTTGAACCAATTGCTAGAACACACGCTTGGATTACTGTAAATCAACCAATGCAAGAATATATCGATGACATCGAAGGTGAACGGTATAATTGGACTGTAATAACTGGTGTATTCGATAAACCCATTTATAGTGAAAGACAATATCAATTTATTGATACTGTTATTCGTTCTTGTATGGAATTTTCTGATAATGTTATTTTTACAATATCACAACAGGCAACGCCTGTTTACAAGTATAGTATAGTTTATTTATTTCAACACTTCAATCAATTATATCATAAAATTACTGTAAAAAAGGTTGAGGATGGAAAATATATTTTTTGTATAAACAATTAAAGGAGACGGTTATGACAGAACTGTTAATTACCGCAGTTGGCGGTTTAGTATTAGGTGGAGTTGCTTTGTGGTTATATTACCGTAATAAATTTACGGAAGTATTAACTGAACTTGAAGATAAAAAAGTAATTATCAAAACAATTCACCAACATGCTGATGAAATCGAAAGAAAAAATGTTAAACAATATGCAAAAGAGCATAATGCGAAGGTAGCTAAAAAAGAAAAGGTTGCTAAAAAAACAACAGAAACACCTAAAAGAAAATACAAAAAACAAAGTGTTTAATGTTATTGATTTATATTTATAGCAAGATTATCTATAAGTTTAGTCAAATCATAGGAGAATTTAATGGCAGTCGTTCAAATCGGTTCCCAGTATTGGTCAAAAGAGAATTTAGCAGTTGAATCATTCCAAGACGGCACACCAATAACTGAATGTTCAAGTTCAGAACAATGGGTGGAACTTGCTTCAACAAACACACCTGCATGGTGTTATTACAATTTTGATCCATCACTTGAAGAAGAATATGGAAAACTTTACAATTATTATGTAATATCTTCTTCAAAAAATATAGCACCAGTTGGGTTTAGAGTTCCATATTTGTCTGACTTCAATACATTATCTGCTGCTTTTGGGGGTAATAGTCTTGCTGGTCATAAACTAAAAAATACTAAAAATTGGAATACATTAAAAAGACAAAATGGTAATGGTGATAATCAATCAAAATTTACTGGAAACCCAAGTGGGTTCATAAAAGAAAACGGTGATTTTTGGGATCACGGTTGGAGTGGAAATTTTTGGACAGCTGATAGTGGTTCATTAGAAGCAACTTCTGTTAGATTATATTGGGGTAATAAACAAGTTACAAATATATCAGCTAATATGGATATGGGACTTGCTATTAGACTAGTTTACAATAGTGGAACTTATACTGGTAGTATGGACTACAATCCAAATATGGATTTCTAATTAAAGGAGTTATATGAAAAAGTTTATTGGTTTATTATTTGTATCTGTATTGTTTGTTGGTTGCAATGAAAATATCAACCAACCACAAGATATTACAATGTTTGAAAAAAGAACACCGGTTACAAATCGTGATAGTGTAAAAAATCGTGTTCCACTTCAAAGGGCATTAGAGTGTCTTAACTTAACAAGAGAACAGAGATTGGTAATCGATACTATTCTTCGTGAAGAAAAGATTTGTTCAATGGAATGTAAAAAAGAATTGAATGAAGGTATTAAGGCACTTCAAGAAGATTACAAAGTCAAAATAGAAAAGTATCGTGGTGTAGAAAAAACTGCTGAAATAAAAAAAGAAATTGAAATACTTACATTTGAATTTCGTCAAACACAACGAGACTTGGAAAAAGAATATAGAACAAAAATGGAACAATGTGTAAAAAATACATTTGTTTTCATTGAAGCTATTTTAAGAAAAGATCAACTTACTCTATGGAATTTATGGAAGGCAACCGGCAAAATTCCATGTGATAGAGTTAAACCGTAATTACCTATTGTTCGGAATGGGTATCTTATTCCCACCGCGTCACTGCAGAAATGTAAACCGGTGGGTTTTTTATATTAAAGGTTATGTTATGAAAATTTCTGTGAATACACTACATTGGGATAATGTTGATACCAGAATACTGGAATCACATAAAATGGTTATGAAACACTTTGATATTCCGGTTGAATATCATAATATGAATATAGAACATGGGTTATGGATGAATGCAGTTTGCCGTAATACTGATGCTGATGTTTATGTATTTTTTGATATTGATTGTGTTCCACTCAACAGAGAAGTCTATGATGAAGCAATAAACTATGTTACAGAAAATAATAGTTTATTCGGTAATGCACAAGTATCAAACCATATCCACCCAAAAACTCATGTATTTGCTGCACCTTCATTTCTAGCAATAACAAAATCATGCTATGAACAATTGGGAAAACCAACATTCTACCCAACAATGCGTTCAGATGTTGCCGAAGAGATAAGTCATATTGCAGAAGAAATGGGTAAAAGATACAGATGTCTTTACCCAACAAAATTTGACGGTGTTCCAAAAAAAGATGGTGTATGGAGATTATCTAATTATGGTTACTATGGTATAGGGACTGTATATGAAAATAAAACTTATCATCTTTTTGAAAGTAGATGGGGAGACCATATAGAATTATTCCAAAAAAGATGCCAACAAATAGTTGATGGCCAATTCATTATGGATGGCATGTATGATAGTTTAGCAGAGTTTTATGGACATAAGGTAAAATAAATTTTGATCTTATAGGAAAGATCCGTATATTGTATTTGATTATACATTACACATTAACGCCAACCTACTATGAAACTCGGCTATGCCTGTATCAATATGACCTTATCCAAAGATAAGATCACCACCAATCGTTCAATGATTAAGAAAACCTTTCTACAAAAAGGTATCAATTATTGTTCCGAACTCGCTCTCCTAAATGTTCGTGATATGGAAACCATACTCAAATGGAATGTTGAAAACGGTATTTATTTCTTCCGAACATCATCAAATGTATTTCCTTGGGGATCCGAATATGACTTGGAAACATTACCAGATATTGATGAAATAAAAACTGTCCTTAAACGAATAGGTGATTATGCCAATCAAAATGGTGTTCGTTTATCATGTCATCCTGGACCTTTCAATGTTTTATGTTCACCAAATGACAATGTTGTTAAGAATACCATAATTGATTTAGAACTACATGGTAAAGTATTCGATATGATGGGATTGTCACATACACCTTACAACAAAATCAATATACATTGCAATGGTGTTTATGGTGACAAAATTGCTTCACTTGACCGTTGGTGCCGTAACTTCCACCTATTATCCAATAGTGTTCGTTCAAGAATGACTATTGAAAACGATGACAAAGCCAGTATGTATTCAGTCAAAGACCTTATGAAAATACATGAATGTGTGGGTATTCCTATTGTATTTGACTATCATCACCACCAATTCTGCACCGGTGACTTATCCGAACAACAAGCTCTTGATCTTGCCATTTCAACATGGCCAGAAGGTATTACACCTGTTGTTCATTATTCATCATCAAGACTAAAAGAAACAAACAATCCAAAAGAAAAACCACAGGCACACGCTGATTACATATTAGAAAAAATCAATACATACGGACATGATGTTGATATTATGTTGGAATGTAAAGCAAAAGAATTAGCCCTCAAACAATATCTAACCGAATACGGCATCTAACCTAAAATCCCAAAAGTTCATATTTATGATTACATGATTATGAACACAATGGGATTAAAATGTCAAGTAAATTACTCTCTCTGAAAAATCTAATCTGGTTTTGTGCTATCGGATTGGCAGTATTTTCAGGATATTATTCTGTTTACGGCATATCCAAACTATTTTCTGGCGGTTCTTGGTCTATTGTTGGAATGGCCGGAATGTTGGAATTTTCAAAGTTGGTGGTTATTACCTTCCTACATGACCACTATAAAACCCTAAAAACTACATTTAAGATTTATCTTATGAGTGCCGCCGCTGTCCTTATGATATTGACATCGGTTGGTGTATATGGTTATCTTACTAATTCCTATCAAGAAACTGCAAAATCAATATATGAAACTCAAAACAAGATTGTATTGATTGATAAGAAAAAAGATATTTACCTTGAACAAAAATCCCAAATTGATACTCTTGTGAAACAAAAATCACAAAGAATATCATCTTACGATCAATTAAGACTTACCCAAGAAAATTCTCTCAATACACAATTGAGTTCCAAAAAAGGAACAAAAGGATTGCAGAGAAATATCCAATCTGTTGATAATTCAACACAAACATTAAATAAAGAAATATCGGAACTAAATCAAAAATCTATTGGTTTATCTGATAGTATTGCAAAATTGGAACAAGAAAAATTGGGTTTGGAAAATTCCACATTTACATCAGAAATAGGTCCTCTTTTGTATTTAAGTAGATTAACTGGTGCTCCTATGGACATAATAGTTAATTGGTTTATACTAATACTAGTTTCAGTTTTTGATCCACTTGCGGTTAGTTTGGTTATTGCTGCTAATCATCTTCGTCATAAGGAACTGGACTTACCACCGGAAGATGATAATAGTCCACCACCAAATAAAAAAGAAAAAGTTAAAGAAGTTATAGATGTTGTGATACCAACCGAAGAACCAAAAACAAAAGTAGAAACACAAATAACAGATGCAGTTACGGTAATTAAAAAAATAAAACCAAACAAAGTTAAAAAAGAAAAAAAAGTTTTGGCAAATACGGAAGAAATTGGTATATTAGATCAACAAGAAGAACAAAGGGCATTCTATGAAGAACCACCTAAACCTGATTTAGGATATAGGAGGGGTATATCTTTTTAGAATGTCATTATCATATTTTATCAAGGAGTTCTGACATGAACGATTTTTATGATGGTGAAGAAGTTGCTGATGAAAAATTAGTAACAAATAAATCAAAAGAAAGTGAAAACGATATTCCAGTTAGATGGAAAGAAGCAACTACACAAATGGATTACGGAATTGATGTTGAAGCATCATCGGTATTGTTATTTGGTGAAATCATGGATGGTAGTTTGTATGATATTATTACTCGTATTCGTGCAATACTTCATATGAGAACAGAAGAACATAAAAATGATCCTATCAACTTAATTATCAATTCCGATGGTGGTTCTGTCTATGAGGCACTTGGCATTATTGATTATATGCAAAGTCTTGATGTTAAGGTAAATACAATTTGTAGAGGAAGGGCAATGTCCGCTGCTGCTCTTATTCTTTGTGCTGGAACCGGTGTTCGTGCCGCTTCACAATACTCTACAATCATGTTCCACGAAATAAGTTCAGACATTTACGGTAAATCTTCTGATATGAAAGCTAATGTTCAACACATGGAAAAATTGGAAGAAATACTTTTGGAAATTCTGAAATCAAATTCAAATAAAGAAAAAGATTATTGGAAAAATGTAACTATCAAAGATTATTATATCACACCAAAAGATGCATTAGATATGGGTGTAATTGATGCTATAATTCCACCAAAACATAAGAGAGGTTAATATGTTAATTGGAATAGTTTTGTTATCCATTTTATTAACTGCATCTGTTTATGTGAATATAAATTTGTATAAGAAGTTTGATAAGTTGGAAGAAATGGCTGAGACATCTGTTGATACACTTTTAGAGAATGAAAAGTTTTTAACAGAATTAAAAAATAGAGTTTTATCACAACAATCCTATTTAAGACAATTAGATAGGATTGGTGCATTTGAAGCAGATGATGAAACTGGATATTTTTTCAAAGAAATGAAAGATATTATTAACGATATTGCAGTTTATTTTGGCGAACCTCCTTTGGATGATCAACGGAGTTCTATTTTTGAAAAACCAAAATTTGATGCAAAATTTGAAAGGGATTATTTATGAAACAAAAACGTAGTCCCAAAAAACCAAATGTTTACTTTACCCAAGAAACAGAAGATGCAATAGTAATGTATAATACTATGGAAGACGAATTTCAAAAAAACATACTTTATACAAAAAAAATACATCCTGCATTTTACAAACTTGCAGAAATAATGATACATCGTTTTAAGTTTTACAATTTTGATGTAGGACACGAAGATGTAAAACATGAAGTTATTGCATTTCTTCACGAAAAAATTGGAAAGTATAAGGCTGAAAATGGTAAAGCATTTTCTTATTTTTCTATTGTTGCTAAAAATTATTTAATTGCTGAAAATAATAAAAACTATTATCACTTCAAACGTAGTCAAGATATTGGTGCAATAGATACTGAGCGAAATATAGTAAACGAAAAAATAAGAATGGATTTAATAGAAGAAAAACGTGATTACATAGATATTTTTGTCAATGTTGTTGAAAAGAATCTATCTTTATTTTTTACTAAACAAAGAGATATTCAAGTTGCTGATGCAATACTATATCTTTTTAAGACAAGAGATAACATAGAAAATTACAATAAAAAGGCAATTTACATACTTGTTCGAGAAAGAACTGGTGTAAATTCACAATATATTACAAGTGTAATTAACAAAATAAAACTGATATATTCCAAGATGTATGAACAATATCAAAATGGTATAAACATAGAAAAAATGAATTGGTATGATATACAACATATTATCAACAACTGATATTTATTATTATGAACTTAAACGAAGAAATTTTTGGTAGTAAAAAATTCTCTGATTTGTTGAAAGACATCTACGATAATCAGAAGAAAAAAGATCGTCAGATAAACTTACTTATTGCTGACTTAAAACCTATGTTAAACAACATAAGTGATGCTGCTATTTTGGTGCCTGCAATAAAAGACTTTATGGAAGTTGGTGTTAAGAATGATGAACACTTGGTTAAACTGGCAGCGGTTATACAACGAGCTATGGCTAATAGTGGTGAAGAATCCTCCTCGTTCTTAACCGATGAAGAAAAAGAAGCATTATTAAAAGGTATAGAAGAAATTAAAGAAGAACAAGAGGAGAATAACATTGGCAGTAGAGACGTTTAATCCACAAACCACTATTTTAGATGGGAAACCTAGAGAATGGTTTCCTGCTGAAGTATTGGATGTAGATTTTGAAGGTAAGGATAAAAACGCACTTTATACTGTTTTGTGTAGATATGCTGGTGCAGTTGGACACAATAGAAAAGATGTTATTCGTGCTCGTGCACTAGATGCAAATATAAAAAATATACCCATACGGGGTGAAATAATACTTGTTACAAAAGCACCGTCACCCCATGCTAGTGCTGCTGCTATTTCACAAGAGTATTATTATTCTAATCCCGTTTCCATCCAATCATCCGTTCACCACAACGGACTTCCTGGAATGACCGATTGGATGACACTAATGAATCCATCAAATCCTGATGCTAGAGAAGAAGCAAGGGATGGTATGCCACAATCCTCACAAGGAAACATTACACCAAATTATACTATTGATCCTATATTTGTTGAAAGAAACGATGTTTACCCAATACAACCTTATTCAGGAGACATAATACTTGAAGGAAGATGGGGACAATCTATTCGATTTGGTTCAACAATAGATGAAAGAAGAAATTATCCGCAAGTTCCAACATGGAAAAAAGGTTTGGGTGAAACGGGTAATCCTATACTGATAATATCCAACGGAACTAATCCAGATAAAAAACCAAGAAATGAATTTATATTAGAAGAAATAGATAAAGATGATTCTACTATATGGCTAACATCAGGTCAATATGTTAAGTTTGAACCGGCCTCTACATTTACCCCATCAATAACAAATAAGAGTATAAATCTTTTTACCAAAAATGAGTATGGTGGAAATGCAGTAATGATTGCTTCTGATAGAATTGTTTTTAATGCAAGAAGACAAGAAATCATTGGATTTAGTAAAGAAGGGATTGGGTTTTCTTCTGAAAAAGGTATTTCGCTTGATGGGAAACAAGTTGTTGAATTTGAGTCCGAGCAGAAGATAAGTCTTGGAGTTAATGCAATTGAACCAGTTCTTTTAGGTAAAAGAACCATGAATTGGTTAAATGATTTATGTCAGATATTATTAGACATAACAAAAGCTATAACAAATCAAACACATCCAACAGGAACAGGACCATCTGGAATACCAATAAATGTTGCAAATTTTTCTACTGCTCATGCAAACTTAAATAAATTAAAAGCTGATATAAAAACGTTACCAAGCCAATTAGCATTCGTAAATGAAAAACCAGGTGGACCGTCAGAAGCTGATGTTGCGAATGCAGATGATTTTATTAAAGAAAGTAAAGTTTCAACAATAGGCGATGGTGAAAATGTTTTGGCAAATCCAGATGAATTTGAATTACCATTATATGAAGATGCGTTAGGTTTAGTTCAAGAAATGTCTGAACTTGAATTAGAAAAAGTAAAATTACTTGATGATATTTTAGGTGAAACTGATCCTACATTTGATTATGGTGATTCTATTGTTCCAGGTGGAGATGGAAATGCTGGAGGACCACTATAATGGCAATTAAATGGAAAAAAAATAAAGTTGAGTATAAGGCAAGCACATCTCCAACAGAATTAAATCAATATGCTATTGAGGTTTTTCAAGGAGATAGTATTGACCTTTTGGATTATATTGAATTTACAAAAGAAACAAATCAAGATTCATTAGACATTTGGAAAAAAACTCTTGTAAATGCGGCATACTATACCGATAATGATGTTAGCAGTCCAACTGCATTTTCAGAATATAAAGAAAAATTTGCAGATGACACGGAAATCCGTCAATATGCATCAAAGTATGCATTAACATGGAAATGCGAAGTTGGTGGTGTTCCAGTTATTCCACCAGGACTTGGTGGATTATTAGTTGATAAATACGGCGTGCTTGATACATCCAAAACGGGTGTTATTGTAAATATGACACTAAAAATTTGGCCCAATTGGGGAAGACAAGCGGCAGAATTTGCACTAAAAGATCCAACAAGTGATAATCCTGCAGAAAATGAATTAAATATAGAATATCTTACTGTAACAATTAAATCAAATTCATTGTTGGGTGATGGTGGTTTATTAAATTCTATAACCGGTTCTGTTGATAAGTATGTTACCGATGCAATGGACTATGTAACTGGTGCCATTGGTGGTGCTATGGGTTATATTGGTGAAGGTGTAAGTTGGGCATCCGCAGGTGTATCATCATTGTTAGGTGGTGTTATGCCAAAGGTCTTAACAAAAGAAGCTGCAGCCGAAAAATTAAGAAAAGAAAAAGAAAGAGAAGCAAGTTTATTTTCAACAGTTATTGGTTATCCCGTTGCTGCTTTAGATTTTTTAACATCGGAACAAAATACAGCAATTGTTAAGTCTGGATTAAAGGCATTATCCTTAGCAGCAAAATTATATCGAGCATATACACAAGGACAAACTGCATTTGTAACTGCAAAACTTTTAGCAAATTTGACAAATTTGTTAGATTTTGATAAATTGGATAAAAGAAAAAGAGCATTGATTGCAAAATTTTTAGGTGTAAATCCAAAAGTTTTGAGTAAAATTACATATGTTATACGAAAAATAATTGAACTTGAAAAACTTGTTAAGTCTGGAAATTATGATGAACTTGAAAAATTTGCAATAGCAGAAATGGGTAAAAAGTCGGTAGACGAATTGGATCCAGAATTAAAAAGTCTTGTTACAGGAGAAGCATTTTCTGATGCCGTTATGGGTTCGGTTGTTTCAAAAAAATATACAGTAGTTAATAAAGATACAGTAACGGTAGAATTTGATAACCCTACATTCAAAAAAGTATATGGTAATAATTTAATACTTTCAAGAATAGAAATTACATCAATTGAAGAAGATGAAGATGAAACATTTATTCCAATAAAAGAAGTGACAAATACATCTAATATAAAATTAGGTGGATCTGCAGGAACAAATTTTAATCCAAATACATTTAGAGATGGTGTTCAAATAAAAGATCAAGGAAAACTATGTGAAATTGTTTATCTTGGTGCAATTGGTCCTGAGACAGGAACTGAATTTTTAGCAGGTGGTATATTTCCGGGTGGTAAAGATACAATTACTATAAAATTGGATAATTCAGAATTTGATCCAAGATTTGAATACAAAGGTAAAAATAAAATAAAAAAAGGATATATTCCGCTTCAATTCAAATATCATTATGTTGGTAATACAAATCCTGGTGAAGATGTAAGAAAATATAATCCAGAAAAAAAAGTTTGGGAAACAATAAGAGAAAGAGCAGGAGTTTTACTTGAAGAAGGTAATGAGACTGAAGAAAACATATCATTTAATGGGGTAATTGATGGATCTTATGCTGATGTAGAAAAACAAAATTCAAATCAAAAGTATTTTGAAGCAGCAAACATTGGTGTAAATGCACTTGCAGTTTACAATATCTACAAGAAAAAACAATTTCTTTCTATATTTGATGCAGTAGATTTTAAGAATTTACCAGCTCCTGTGCAAACATTGATAATTGGTATAGGTGGTATGGTTGGAATCGACCAATCAGAAATAATCAGATACTATGAAGTATTAAGTGGTGCTAAAAATCTTTATGAATTATCAACAAAAGGATTTCAACATTACAATACATTACCGCCTGAATTAAAGGCAAAAATATCAAAACAATTGGGTGTTAGTGAAGATACACTTGGAACGTTAATACCACTTGCCGGCGATTTAACTGACATGGCAACAGGAAAAAGATTTAAGACAGCTGAAGAAAAAGAAAAATATCTTGAAGGTCTTTTTGAGAAAGTTGGTCAATCGTTATTGAATAAAGTTGGTCTAAATTTTGAAGCATGGGAAAAATATAATGATGTAAAAATGGTTAGAGATACAAGTTCTGGAAGAATGGTTAGAAAAGTTATTCCTGGAGCGGGACCATTAGATCCAAAAATAAAACAAACTCTTGCAACAACTCTTGGTTTTACAGACATTCAAGAATTAAAACCACCACTTGAAAAGAAAAAGAAAATTGGTGCAGATGGTAAAGTTGTAAAAGACGCACAAGGAAATGATATTTTAGAGGAAGTTACACACATTGAATTAAAAGGTCTAAGCATAATAAAGTGTGGTATTGTTATTGATAAAGCATTGCAGTTTAGACAAAATTTAGCAGCTGGTATTGACTTAAAAAATAAATTATTACAAAAATATGAAAAAATAAAAAATAATCCAGACATATTGACTGATGAAGCGGCGTTAATGGGAGTATATGACGATGTTATAGATACAAGAAAGGAAATAGAGAAAGAAGGAATACTAAGCAACATCTATGATAGTGCAGCTGCTTTAACTGCTGATCCATATGCAGATTTATTAGATAATGCATCAAAAACAGGTTTAGTTGATGAAAGTTGGAGAGAAAAATATGAGGTTCCTGAAAAGTATGTTGTTACTATTGATGGTCAAACTGCTCCACCTGGTGGCGTTACCGGAGCACTAAATTATGGAACATATAGTATTTATACATATGATTGGGTTACTGATATAATTCAAGATTCAAATACTGGTGAAATAATACTAGTTGGGACACCACCACCTGGATTTGTGTATGATAAGAATGCGATAAATTGGGATATAGATGTTAGTAAATCTGCTACATCGTTACCAAAACCACCTGGTCCATAAGTATAAATAAATTTACGGAACATAAAATGAAAGAAGATGAAAGAAAAGAAAAAGGACTTGTAAAAGAATTAAAGTATCGATATGCATTTGCTAGCGGTGATTTTAATTTTTTACAAGAAAAGGAAAATACCAATTATCTTCGTGCACTTGCTCGTTTAGGTATTCGTATGGATAACGGTGAAAATGATAAATACTTTACACCCGAATCTATTATGGAGATAAAAAAGAAAAAGAAAAATTCTAATTACAATACAACTTTAATAAATCCAATTTATATTTCAGACTTTCAAGCTCCACTGGAAGATTATGAGATAATAACCTCAGGTGGTGGGCCATTGTATGACGATAATGGTAATCAAATTGGAACAGAACCAATTGTTGAAACTAAAAAAGTAACAAGACCGGCAGAAAGAAGAATAACACCCGCTGATGTTCAACTTGGATTAGAAGGTGCAGGTGGAACTGTAAATACAACAATACCACCAGAAGGCACCGATAATTCTATTAAAAAATTGAAAGTTGCATTTGCAACAACTTGGTCTCCACAAATAGGATCAAATCAAGCAAGTGCTGGTGTTGAAATTTATACAAAACCTGATGGATCTTTTCAAAAAAGTCAAATGGGTCCAGATGATGACTTTAATAGTTCAACCTCATTTACATTTGATGCTTTTGGTTATATTACAGTTAGTGGAATTAAATACTCTGCTATACAAGTAATCTCTCCAGACGAATCATTGACCGCATTACAATCACTTCGTAATAGAAAAGATCCAGATTTAGATAGACTAATTGATGCTTGGGGATTATCAGAATCAGATATTCCAACTCCAGTAACTCCAGAAGAAGGAGGAGAAAGAGAAGCACCACAAGCCGAAGACGGTGAAGAACAACCAACAAATGCAACTGCAGACGAAGTTGCAAATACTACTGCAAATTCTTCACTAATGGAAAAAATAAGTAGATTACGTGGTTGGAAAGTAAGTGATGATGGTCAAGTTCAAAAAGATAAGAAAGGTAATCCTATTGTTGTTGATAAGGATCCACAAATTAGTTTGGGTAAATCAGCAGAAGTAACAATAGATGCTTCTGGAAATGTATCAATTAAAGGTGATGTTACAATAAACATTCCGAGTAAATCGGATAAGGTTAAACTTATTGAAAATGGAAAGTTTGCAATCCCATTTGGAACAATAGAAGGTAATTTTTTATGCCGTAAAGTTGGTTTAACAACATTAGTTGGTTGTCCAAAGGTTGTTAAGGGAACATTTGATTGTAGTAATAACCAAATAACTACACTTGCTGGTGCACCTGATGAAGTTGGTATTTTTATTGCAAATAATAATAAATCACTTGCATCACTTACTGGTGGTCCTAAAAAAATAAATGGTATTACCGATACCGCAAAAAGTCAAAAAGAACACATATATGATGTATCAAGTTGTGCTCTAACATCATTGGATGGAAATGGAATTACATCTTTTGGTCCTGGTGGTTTTAATTGTGGTAATAACAAAATTACAAGTTTAAGTGGATTAGGTGTTGTCACTACAACCGGTGTAACAAGATTTGATTGTTCTAAAAATGTATTAACATCATTAGTTGGTGCACCAAAAACAGTTAAAGATGCCAAAACCGGCAAACCAGGTAACTACGATATTAGTGGTAACAAGGATATTACTTCTTTCCCAACATCTATGGCAGATATAGAAGTTGATGACTTTAAGGCATCTGGTTTATCTTTGTCATCACTTTCTTTTGCACCAAAACAAGTATATGGTAATTTTGATTGTTCTGGTAATAATGGTAAAAAACTTACAAATCAATCTATTGGAAAAGACCGTTTCAAAATTGGAGGTGGATTTGAAGAAGATGCTGGAAACCGTATAGTAAAAATTGACGGTGATTTTATTACATCCGAAGGTTCTTGGAATGTAAAAATATATGATATAAATGTAATATACAAAAAACCAGAAATGAATACTACATTTGAGTTTAATGTCTCAACTTCAGGACAATTGATAAAATTGGGTGTATTTGGAATACAATTTACTGAATCAATAAATCCCGCATCATTCAAAATTATTTACAACATTAGGGGTGAGTATACAAATGCAAAAGGTGCAACTCATTGGGAATTTGAATGTTTTAGAGGAATTGGTAATCCTGGAACAAATCCCTACAATTCTACATGGACTGCAAAATATGCTAAAGGTAGAAAATCTCCATTTGGTAATTTTAGAACTTGGGATCAATTTAATTCTGGATTAAGAAATTTCATAAATTGGAGTATGTTTGAAAGAGGAGACGCGGGTTGGGGATGGGCACAACCAACCGGTGCATTTATTGTAAATGGTGTAAATTATGGTGCTAAAACCGCTGAAGGAGCAAGAAAATACGCCTCATTTTTTGCAATAACACCAAGCGGACCAAAATTAGGACTTGGTAAAGATTTTTGGTCAGATGGTGCAGGATCTGAAGTCGATTCTACAAAAGCCGTATTAACAGCAAAAACTATAAAATATGGTGCTCCTGGTTCAGCACTTGCTATCAAGAACGGGGTTGCTAAATCATGGACACCTGAAGAATTAGTCAAATTGGGTTTTGATAGTGCTACCACATTTATAGGTTATACAAAGAGTGGAAAATGGTTTGCGGGAGAAAATTCTGTTGCAGATGTTGGAAAAGCTGCCAATGCAATAAATGATTACTATAATCAAAAGAAGGATCCAGTCCAAGCTTGCGGATTTTCAGACGGTAGCGCTTCAAGATCATTTGCATTAAACGGAAGACAACTTAGCGGTGGAGGTAGACCAATACCTATATTGATTGCATGGGATAACAAATAACAAATTTAACAGAGAAAAAATATGCCATTAGATGATATAGAACAAGATGAAGCACCAAGAGATGATAAAACTCGGCGGTCTGTCAATACTACAAATAGAACTAATACCAAAAGGGATAATGTAGATGATGATACTGCTGAAGAATTGGGTAATACGAGGCAAGATACTGATGGTGGTCATAAACGAGATACAACATCTGGTGGTGCCGTTGTTTCATCCGGTAATAAAGATGTTAAAAAAGATCCACCAAGAGAAGAACAAACAAATGATGATAATGCAATTTCTGGTTTTATACAGAAATTACTTAATGGAACTTTTGGTAATACTTCGGGTGATGATGAAGAAGATAAAGGAGCTAATACTGGAACCGGTGGAGGTCAAACCGGCGGAGAAACTGGAGGAAGAACAGACACACCACCCGATAAACCAAAAGATGATGAATTTATAGATAAAGATGAAGGAACTGGTGAAAAAAATACTGGTGGTGATAGAAGTGGTGAATTTGGCAGTGGAACAACCAATCCACCTGCTGAGGAAAAACCAGTTGAAGAAAAACCAGTTGAAGAAAAACCAGGAGAAGTTAAACCACCAACATTTGTTGCTGAAGGAAGAAATCGTAGTAAAGGTCTTCATATAGAATATAAGGGTGTCAAATATACTATTGATAGAAAAGGAACAACTGATGAACTTGATGCTGGAAGTAAAGCATGGGAAGATGATACTGTTAAAGTTGGTGAAACAGAAATAACTTTATTAGAGTATTTTGCTAAAACAGATTCAGAACGAATAGAATTGTTTAACACTGCATTGGGATTAGTTGAACCCGAACAAACAGATACACCAAAGGATGAAAACCCAGCAACTAATCCACAGGATCCTGAACAAAAATTTGAACCAAAAGAAAAATCAAATGCTTCTCCGGAAGGAGCACCTGCACAGGTAGAAAATAGTAAGGCATTAACAGAATCAAAATTACGTGCATTAAATGAAAAAACAGAGGGTGTTCCTGTTTCTATGAGAATTGAATCTTTTATTAAACCTGTTTTTGGTCCAGGTGATGCACATATTCCTGGTGGAATTTATGCTGGTGCAACATCAAAGGGATATTGGGCATTTAGATCAAATGTAAATAAAACAATAGGGCAAGGTATTGTTGCAAATGAATTTAAGATAAAAGAAAGTTCTATTACTGGAGCAGTCAAGTATGGTGCAGCAAGAGGAACATGGGCAGGACTCACAAAAAGTGCAATTTTAGGCGTAAAAATAGATTCTGGAAAGAATCTAAAAATAACAAATTATCCAATAATAATGAATTTTCCAGAAGTTGGTATTCCGAATAAGGCGATTCCTTATGTTGCAGAAAATCAAACAGAACAACATATGATGGTAACTGGAGGATTTCACAATAAAGGTGGTTGGGGTATTGGGACAATGGAGACATTTTCATCATGGGGTGAGCGTTCACATTGGTGCGGTTATTCTACAGCGTTTTGTTTCAACCATAGTGGATATACAACAAAATATGATCTAACAAATCCTGCGGGTGCACATAATGCAAGTATAGTATATGCTGAACAAACACCAAAACCTTTAACACCAGAATCAGAAGGAACTTATGCAAGTTTACCAATGTTTGTAAATCCAGATACGGGTAAAATGGAAGTTGATCCTGATTTACAAAATTTAGGTTGTCCCGTAAAGGGTGGTGATGATGCCAGAACACATTGTCATTTTTACAAATTTTACAAACAAACAAAATATACTAAAAAGGAAACAAAAATAGAAACTACTACAAAAATAGTAAAAGGTAAGCCACAAGTTGTTAATAAAGAAATTGTAACAAAAAAAGACATAGAAATTAAAGTATATGAACAAATGTTGGCAAATCCTATTTCTGTTTATTTTATACGTGGAGTTCATTTTACAAAAGGCGGAATGACTGATATGGGTAAAAAGTTAATGGAACATTTTTTAAGTCAAAGAGGATGGGAAACATCAATAATAACAAGAGGAAGTCATGTTGAAGTATGTCCTTACTTAAATCCAGATGGATCAATGTGGAGAATTGGTGGAAATACTACTAGTAATGCAATTTCTGGAAATGCAGCTGTGGGTAAAGTTTCGGGTGCCGGTTGGAGATTTTGTTCCCAACCAGGAAAAATATGGGATTTTGCAGATGATGGCGTAGGTGATCATATTGCATTTCATAAGTTAATAAATAGTAAAAGTTCACCAGATTCACAAAAAATAGAACCAACAATGAACGGTATATTCCGAAGAACTGAATTAGTTGATAATTATATGAAAGCCGTTGTTAATAGACAAAAAGGAATTTTAGGAACTTTGAAAAATACATTATATGATCAAATTATAGAACCTGGATAAGGAGTTATTTTTATGGACACAAAGAAATTTTTACAAGAAATACGTTCAATAATAAGGGAAGAAATAGAATATGCTCTTAAAAAGAAAGTGACACAATCACAACCAAAAAAAGACGATATTTCTACGCTTAAACATGGTCTTTCTATGTATAATGAAACGCAAACACCAAAAAAAGTTGTCAAACCAAAAACACAAAAAACTGAATTTGGTTCTATACAAGAATTACTTGCAGAAACAAAACGTAGTCTTCAAGAAAGTTCTGAAATGGAAGACGAATTTCGTTTTACTGCAGATATGGCAGAAGGATTTGGGTATGAACGTGCCGGTGCAGCAATTCCACAAGGATTTTCACAACAAGAAATACCAACAGAAGTAATGTCTGCTCTAACAAGAGATTATTCTGCTCTTATGAAAAAAATTGATGAAAAGAAAGGGAGATAATAATTGGAAAAAAGACTTGGTAGAAATAGATGGCAGTATTATACACAACCTGTGAATGAAGGCAATGTAGTTAATAGTAACAAATTTGTTGGTGTAACTTTACCTTTTAATAATCCTCGCGGTGTATTTAATCAAAGTTCTACAAACAAAAAACAAATATATTCAAACATTAGAAATCTTTTATTGACTTCAAAGGGTGAGAGATATATGCTTCCTGATTTTGGGACAAATTTGAGATATATTTTATTTGAAAACATTACAAGTGAAGAAACTTTTGTAGAAGCAATAAAAAGTGATATTGCAGATGCATTTAATGAGTGGATGCCATTCTTAACTTTGGAAAAATTAACAGTTGATATAAACCCAAATGCTTCTGATTTAGCAGAAAATGATCATGCCATTAAGATAGATTTTACAGTTAAAGTCCGAGAAACAACGATATATTTACCCATTCGGATATTTATATCTGTTACCGGTGGAATAGAAATTGCCGCAATACAACCAAACAATTATAGGTGAGATATAAAATGGCTTTGATAAACAAAGATATTCGTTATGTAAACAGAGATTTTAATTCATTAAAAAAGGCATTGATAGATTTCAGTAAAAACTATTTTCCTGATACTTACCAAGATTTTAATGAAGCATCTCCTGGTATGATGTTTTTGGAAATGTCTGCTTATGTTGGTGATGTTTTGTCTTTTTACACTGATGTTACTCTACAAGAGTCGATGATATTATTTGCTAATGAACGTCAAAACATACTTAACTTGGCTCAATCTATGGGATATAAACCTAAAAATAGAATTTCTGCAAATGTTGTTCTTGATATTTTTCAAGTTGTTCCTGCAAAATCTATAAGTGGAAATATAGTTCCTGATTTTGATTATGCATTTGCTATAGAACCTGGAATGGTTGTATCACCTACTACTGATGGTGAAATTAGTTTTAGAACAGTTGATTATATTGATTTCAAAACAAGTAGTAGTTTTGATCCAACAGAAATAACTCCTTATGAGATAGACGATACAACCGGTGAAGTAACATATTGGTTATTAAAAAAATCAACAAAAGCAACATCGGGTGATATAAGAACAGTAACTTTTAGTTTTGACGAACCAAAACCTTATGATAAAATTACGATAGATGATGATAATATAATAGAAATTTTATATGCAGTTGATACAGAAGGTAATGTGTGGACTCATGTTCCGTATCTTTCACAAGATACTGTTTTTGAGCCAGTCCTAAATATCCCAAGAAACGATAGTAAGTTAAGTAAATATAGATTAGAAACACCTTATTTGTTAAAATTAAAAAAAGTTCCAAGACGATTTACAAGTAGACAATTTTCAAATGGAACTTTTGAAATACAATTTGGTGCAGGTATTTCTGATGTTGATGATGAATTATTGATACCAAATCCAGATTTAGTAGGTGGTTCTTTACCTATGACAAATCCAAATCTTTCAATAGATATTGATCCATCAAATTTTCTTTATACAAAAACATATGGACTTGCTCCAAATAATACAACATTGACATTTTACTATACAATTGGTAAAGGCAGCTCTGATAATGTTCCAAGTGAAGTTCTCACAAATATATTAAGAAGAAATGCTGTATTGGATCAAGAAGGACTGGATCCTGTTATGTATGCACAGGCAATATCAAGTTTAGCAGTAACCAATCCAGAACCTGCTACTGGTGGTAAATTTGAAGAAGATATAAACGAAATAAGATTTAATGCAGTTGCTTCTTTTGCTGCTCAAAACAGAGCAGTAACAAAAGAAGATTACATAATTCGTGCTTATAGTTTACCGCCAAGATACGGTTCAATAGCAAAGGCATACATAACAAAAGATACACAATTAACAAAAGATTCCATTTTCAATAGTGATAGGGTTCAAAATGACCTTGCATTAAATTTTTATGTTTTAGGGTATGATATAAATGGTAAATTAACTTCGGTTAATGATGCAACAAAAGAAAATCTTAAAACATACTTAAATTGGTATAGAATGCTAACCGATGCAATAAACATAAGAGATGCATATGTTATCAATATAGGCGTTGAATTTGATATTATTACTTTACCGGATGAAAATTCAAATCAAGTTGTTCTTCGTTGTATAGACAGATTGAAAAATTATTTTGATATAAAAAAATGGCAAATAAATCAACCAATAATTATCAGTAATATCTATACAGAATTAGATAGAGTGCCTGGTGTTCAAACCGTAATAAATGTAAAATTAAAAAATTTATTTGATCCAACATTGGGATATTCTCCCCATGCTTACAATATAGACCAATCTATAAAAGATGGTGTTTTATTTCCTTCTTTAGATCCTTCTATTTTTGAAATAAAATATCCAAACAATGATATTGTTGGAAGAGCGAGGTCATTCGGATGATATATTCTATTTTTGCCAACAGAGATGCAACAATTTATGAAAGACAGTATACTATGAATACTGGCATAGATCCTTTGTTAGAGTTATCACATGAAACTCCTGGATCTGGTTCATCTATTTACAACAGTAGAATACTTCTAAAATTTGACACATCCGATATTGAAAATAGAGTAAATACTGGTAAAATTTCACAAAATGCAAAATACTATTTATCATTAGTAACTGCTGATATTAGAGAAATACCACAAGAATATACTGTTTATGCGTATCCTTTAAGTTCTTCTTGGGTAAATGGAACTGGAAGATTTACAAATTTACCTTATACAACTGATGGTGTTTCTTGGCGATATAGAACATCAAAAATAACCGGAACAGAATGGGATATACCTCCTGGAACTTCTTCATTTGAATGGGATAATATATCCCAGACATGGGTAGACTCTAATATATTATTTGGAACTAATTACTTATCTGCAACAGTTACATCATCGTATTTTACACATGAGGGTGGCGGAACTTGGTGGGATTATGCTAATTTAGAATGCACACAATCGTTTTCATTTCAATCAACAGACATTTATATGGATGTAACAAACATTGTTAAAAAATGGATAACTGGTTCTGGAAGATTTGATAATGATGGGATGATTCTTAAATTTAGCAATGAAATGGAAAGTTCACCTGATAATTTAATAAATAGTTTGAAATTTTTTGGAACAGATAGTAATACAATATATGTTCCAAGACTAAACATTGTATGGGATGATTCAGAATTTATTACAGGAAGTCTATCGGCTGCTTCGGAAGATAACCTTAACTTAAATGTAAAATTAAAAAAGTTTTATGCAGAAAAAGAAAAGGCAAAAATTAGAATATATGCATATTCTCGTTATCCACAAAAAAATTATACAACAACTGCATATCAAACTGTAAATCATTATTTACCATCATCATCTTATTATGAAATTCGCGATGCACATAGTGATGAAATAATACTTCCTTTTGACTATACTGGATCAAAAATTAGTTGTGATGGAACAAGTAGTTATTTTAATCTTTGGATGGATTCTTTTCAACCAGAAAGATTTTATAGAATTGTAGTTAAAGTTGAAAGAGATGGTGGCGACCATGTTCAAATTTTTGACAATAATCATTACTTTAAGGTTACTAGATGAGTGAAATTGTAAGAGATAGTGTTTCAAATAGAATAATAAGTTATTTAGATGAAAGATCTTCTGAAAATAAAGGACAAATTGAAGTTCCGGTTGTTGATGAACGATTTTTGTCAAGTGATTTTGATTTTATAGTTAAAACAAAATTTTCATCATTAAAAGATGCAATGGATGCAGAAAAAAGTGTATTTAATCAAATAGAAACAATACAAACTGGCTTATTGAGAGGAGTTCCAATTGGAGATTTGAGTCCAAATGATATACAAAATATACAAAGCATTGCAAAAAATGAATTATTGCAAAATTTACAAAACATTGCGGAAAATAATCCAAATTCAATAGAAAGTTTGAATAAAAAAATACAAGAATTGCAAGATACAATTGAAAGACAAAATAATGAATTAGCAGATTGGGCTACAAATGAATTAAGATGGCAAGATAGAGTTGATATTTGGGCAAATCAATATCAAAATCAAGCAATTCGTGCTGATGCTATGGAAAGAATGAATACAGAGTTGTCTGCTCAACAAGAACAAATACTTACAGATTTGTCAACTAGAATTGAAACTGATAAAATACGAACAGAAAATATATTAACAGCAATGTCTGAAAGAACAAATGAAACATTGACTACATTGGCAAAAGATGTAGATTCGTTAAAGAATTTCAAGAGTGATTTTATCAAAGAAAACCCAATTTCAGGTTTAAGTAGAATGTCAGACCTAATAAAAAATGATTACTTTGGAACTGCCGGAACTGCCGGAACTGCTGGAACTGCCGGAACTGGTGGTTAATACTAATTAAATATGTGATGTTTTTATATGCCAAATTTCTTATACAAAAATCTTTCTGATATTCTTGCAACTAATAATCCTATTAGAGGCAATAGATTTACTTATTCAAATTTGAATGGTAGACTTATTGTTCCAAAATTTTCAAAATTAAATAATCCAGAAGATCCTTCATCTCCTGGAACAAATGTAGAACTTCATATATTTTTACCAAATGCTGCATATGTAAATACATTATATTCTGCTAACTATAATATAGATCCAAGATTAAATGAACTTGGTGAACCAGTAAGATATGTAATTTTACCAATACATGACCACATTTCTCAATTAAATTTAGTTCCAGGACCGTATAGAATTGTTTACAATTTTTTAAGAAATTTAATTGGTGGTAATAATACCGAAAATAGATTATTTGTTTCTGATATATCAAGTGATAGAAAAGAACTTCGATTGACATTAACAAACCCAAGTCATGTAGAGTCAGTTATACAATTGCAAGATTTTGTAATTGAATATATGAAAGGTTCTCGTTTCAAACTACCAATTGTAATAAATTTTGGTGAAAATAATTTAGTAGATGTAGTTAATGTAACATCTGACGGTAATCCTTCATATTTTTATGTTCGTTTGGCAGAACCTTTACCGTTTGATGTTGATTTGTATTATCAATGTTGGATTGCAAGTCAAATAATGAAACCATACTTGGATAACATTCAAGTAGAAAAAGAATTTGAAAAATTACAACCAAAATTTATTAAAGGTCCAAATTTTGAAGTAGAATATGATAGGTTTATTACTGGAACAACTGAATATAAAAATTGGAATGATTTACTATCAAGTAATTTACAAACTTCTCAACAAATTTTAGACAAGTATGTAAATGTTTCTGGTTCAAGTGTAGAGTTAAATTTTGATTATACATCATTTGAAAATTTTGTTTTTTATTCATCTGCTGAAGAAAGAATAGAAAATTTTTATTACAAAGTAAGACTTATACAAACGTATAATCAAGAGTTATCAAATTTAGAAATATACACTGGCTCTCTTGAAAGTAATAAAACAAGAGTTAAAATGTTGCGGGATAAAGTTGTTTCTGGATTTGATAATTTTGAAAAATGGTTATACTATGAAACTTCTGCTAGTTTAAGATATACTTCTGAATTAACTGCATCAATCCAACCTTTTCCAAAATATGAAGTTACTGGAAGTTCTTACAATTTAATTACCAAACAAGGTAAGTTCAATTTGTATACAACTGGAAGCGATGAAGTTCAAAATTGGTATAACAATATACTTGATTTAGCAACTGATTATGATATGGTAAATGATTCTGCACTTGTAAAATCTTTGCCAACTCATATCTATGAAAATACTGACAATGAACAAATACTCACATTTGTTAATATGATTGGTCAGCATTTTGATATTTTGTATTTCTATACAGACCACATACTTAAAAAGAATTTAAGAGAAGAACATCCAAAAGACGGGTTGTCCCAAGATTTGATATATGAGGCAACAAGAAATTTGGGTTGGACTTTATCAAGTGGAACAAAAACAAAAGATTTGTGGGAATATGCTCTTGGATTAAGTGGAAGCGGTGAACCACTTTGGACCGGTAGAACAACGGTTGGTAAAGAGTATTCAAAGAGTGAAGAAGAAAGAACAAAAGAAGTTTGGAGAAGGGTATTAAATAATCTCCCATATATTTACAAATCAAAGGGAACTGCTAGGGGTGTAAAGGCATTGTTAGCGGCGTATGGTATACCTCAAACACTTTTATCAATACGAGAATTTGGTGGTCCTGACAATGCTGATTTGGGTATTATACCGAGAGCAGAATGGGAAAAACATACATATTATTTGAATTTTCCTGGTAGTTTACAACAACCAGTTACTTCAAGTTATGTTCGTGTTCCTTGGGAAAAAATAAATAATGAAAATAATAATTGGCAATATCCAGATACTCTAACATTTCGTTGGAAAATGAATCCAACAGAATACTATGATTATGCTGATAATAAAATACAAACCGTTTTACAAAAACAAACAACTGGTAGCAGAGTCGATTGGTTTGTTACAGTTAATAGAACGGGATCAAATGAAAAAGGTGATTTAACTTTTTATTTGGGTGATGGAACTAATTACAAATCCGCATCAATTAAAAATGAATATCTGTATGATGATATTCCTTTGAATATAATGCTTCGCAGAAGTTCATCGTTAGACACACTATCAACTAATCAAACTTATGAATTTATATTAAAGACTGCAAAATACGGAAAAATTGTAGTTGAAAGAAGTGCAAGTATAAGTGTAACCGGTTCAACCGAACCCAATTACAATAGAGGTTGGTCATCCGATGGACAATTATTTATAGGTTCAGGATCAAATGTGCAAACCAACTTTGCATTATCTGGATCTATTTTTGAATTGAGATATTGGACAAAACAGTTAATTACATCTTCTTTTGATAATCATGTATTATCTCCACGTGCTTACAACGGTAATACACCAACATCATCGTTCTATGATTTACAGGCACAATGGAAATTTTGGCAACCTTTTAATGCTGAATCAACTTCTAGCATAAAGAGTATGCATCCTGATCAAATAAAGTCTAATTTTTATACTTCCCCAAAAGATGCATATTTTTACCAACTTACAAGAGATTCATTTGAGTCTACTGTTGAAGTTTACAATATGGAAGTTGCAACGGTTGGTAACAATACACCATTTACAGAAAAAATTAGGATAGATTCTGCCTCGCTTCAAGGTGCATTATTAAAAGACGAATCATCCGTCATAACGGCATTTGATAGATTTTCAATAGACTCGAATAAGTTGATGGTTGCATTTTCACCACAACATATAATAAATGAAGACATATATGAGGCAATAGGTAATACTCAAATTGATGATTATTTGGGTGAATACTCAAATACAAAAAAAGACGAATATCCATCATTGAAAAAATTTGCAAGAGAGTATTGGAAAAAATATACAACACGAAATGATTTTACTGCTTATTTAAGATTAGTTTCACTTTTTGATTTTAGTGTATTTGATCAAATTCGTCAAACATTACCATTACGAACAAATGAAATACTTGGTGTTGTTATTGAACCAAATATACTTGAACGTTCAAGAGTAAAAACTTCAAGAGATTTTGGTGGATTGCCTTCTGACAAATTTGTAAGAGATACAACTGAAATATCTGCATCTGCAGTTATCTCTGGTGATGTAAACTCTGCAAAAAAGACAACAATTTTTATTGGATTTGATGAAGACATAAAAAGTGAATTTACAAATGTTAGCGGTGAATTTGATATTGAGACTGTTATAGAATCAGATACACAAAATTATGAAGATGATATTGATATAAATACAACATTTATATCAGTTGCATCGGCAACTACATCAAGTATCTATTCTAGACCAAGAGAGATAATTGGTCAAGTAGTTGATAAAATGGGTATAATAAATTCAAGTATAAATGATTTATCAGGAATTATTAACAACAATTATCTTATTCCTCTAAACATAAAAAATTTAAGAAAAATAGTTGGTAAGAATAATACAATACTTGATGTATTTGGAAGTTTAGATTTAGGGTTTACAAATACGTTTGACCGTGATAATTACATACACGGTAGTTCTGTTGGTGCTATTAAAACTTGGTATACTGCATCAAATCATTATGATAAAAAAACTGCAGTTTATACAATGATTGGTAATAATAGACATGACAATTTCTATAAATCATATTATTTTTACTATTCAGCATCATTAAATTCTGAAAGTTCAAACTATTCATCATATCAATATGTAACTTCAAGTCAAATGAATATGAACAATTATACAAAGTCTGTTAGAAGCATAAGATTTGAGGGTTGTAAATTGCCAGGTGGAGATGTAATAAATAAAATATCATATCCAAACTATACACCAAATTATACATATTTGGATATAAATACTGATCCAAGTGCAGTAATACTTTTAATTTTACCATTTGAAGTATTGCCAGAATGGTTACAACAAGTTCGTAAAAATAGACAATAATAAAATAATTTTGTATTTTTGAATAATGATTATATTTATAGTAGTATACAACTAATTTTCTAACAAGGAGTTTTAACATGGGTTACTTAAATAACGCAACAGTTACAGTAGACGCAATCCTCACAAAAAAAGGTAGAGAACTTTTGGCAAAAGGAGCATCATCTTTTAACATTACACAATTTGCTCTTGCCGATGATGAAATCGATTATGATTTATGGAATCAAAGTCATCCTCTCGGTGATGACAAAATGGGTATTGTTATAGAAAACTTGCCTATAACAGAGGCAGTTCCAGATGAAACACAATCAATGAAGTATAAATTGATTACATTATCCGAAGGAACAAAATCAATACCTTATATTGAAGCTACACCAAGTTCACTTGTATTGACAGAAACAGGTGGAGCAAGAAATCTTACAGGACAATCTAAACCAAACTTAACTTTTGAATTAAAACAATGGTCAAGCACTGGTAACGGTCCAACTGTAATTGTAGAAAATCCAGGCGGGTATACATTTACTCTTTTAGATACAACATATTTTACAGTATTGAGCACAGGTGGTGTTGGCGTTACAGAACTTCCAATGTCCGGCAAATCAAAAACATGGAATACAACAAGTGACATTGTTCCAAGACTTGATTTTGTAATTGGTATAAATGGATCTTGGCTGCCAACTGCTCTTGATGGAAAATCAACAAAATTGATTATTACGAATACAAGATATGGTTCACGTTTTGTTGTTCCAGTTTCTTTCAGTAACACTTAATTTATATTATCAAACAATTTAGTTATAGAGGTTAGACATGGCAGAAAGACCAGGATATTTTGACGGATCGGGATTTCCAAGTTATTTTATTCAATTCCCACCTATACAACCAGCTCCAACAACAACTGGAACTGCAAGAGGTTTGTGGGCAGCTGGAACTGGAGAATTACTTACATTCTTTACAAGTTCTACCCAAACAACTGCTTCACAAGATTATTATTATGAAGTTTGGGGATCTGCATCACTTTCTTGTGAAGAAGAACGTATGTTTTCAGTTACATATGGTCATGTCAGTGGTTCAGGTTCCATGAACGAAGGTGGTGATGCAAATGATACCCCATCACGTGCAGTTTATTCTCAATACCGATTGATGTGTTTAGACGGCGATGAACACGGATTTTATCTATCAGGATCAACAGAACCTCTTGAAGATTTTTATGTAATAAACATAAATCGAGATAAGTTTGGTGATAAAATGGATCCAGGAAATTTTGAAATAAACATTGCAGAATTAAGTGGTAGTGGTAAGGCAAATAATGTTCATACCGGAAGTAATGTTTCTGTAAAATCAAGTCCGTCAATTATTACTCTGGTTGATGATTCAGGTGATGCATCAGATTTAATAGAAAATGCAGCTCAAACTTCTTATGTTAGAAATTTAGTTAGTGGAAGTTTACAAAATGGTATTTACTCAAATGCAAACAGACATTATTATGGAAAAGTATATCCAAGTCAAGGCATTATTTTAGTATCTGCTAAGGCGTTAAATCATTCATCATCATTTAATACAGTTACGGGAAGTAATATAGATGGCGATAATTCCTATAAATTATTTACGGCAATAAGTGGTGCTGCTTCTGTTAGTGGAAATGGATTTACTGCAAGAGCTATTGACGTTAAACATTGTTCATATTACTATTGTAGAATAAATAATTTCTCATGTAACTATTCAAGTAATCCAACATGGACTTATTCTGATGGAACTGAAAAAGGTTTGATTAAAAATAGTAAATTTATAGATAATCCAACAACTTACATTACATCTATTGGTCTTTATGGTCCTGATGTAAACGGAAATCAAAGTTTACTTGCTATTGCAAAATTAAGTAAACCAATTAAAAAATCATTTACAAGTGAATTATCAGTTACTATAAAATTGGAGTATTGATTGTTATGGCTACTACACCCTTTGTATTAAAAAGATTTTCTAACGATGCAATAGGAAGAAATCGTAGAGAATTGGTTACAGCTCCATTATGGTCAGGAAATAATGTTGCTCTATTTACCGCTTTTACTTCTTCTGATCAATCTGATGGAACAAAAAGATATTTTTATGAAGTATACAATAGTCAATCTAGTTTTCCAAATGCTGAAGTTCAATTTAGCGTAGCATATGGTGATTCAAAAGGTAGTGGTTCATCAACTGGATCTTATGGTGCACAAGATTATGATTATCCAACTAAAGCAATTTATTCTCAATATAAACAAATGTTATTATCAACAGGAATAAATGCATTTGAATTTACTAACGGAACTGTGTCAGAAACATCAGAACACATATATGTTGTCAATGTAAATCGTTCAAGATATAAAGATAGAATGGACACAAGCACATGGCAACTATCTTTATCAAAATTAAATTCAACTGGAACCAGTAGTATATCAACTGCAGCTGATGTCATAACACTTATTGATGATTCCGGAACAACAACAACAGAATTAACAGTTCAAGGTGGTAGAGTTTACAATGTTGTTAGTGGCACACTGGCAAATGGAAAACATACTGGTTCTTACGCTTCAACTCCTTGGGGACTTTATTATCCTGACCACGGCATTATTGTATTAAATGGTAAGGCATTAGATGCATCTGCATCGTTCTATACTACAAGAAGTAGAGTTACATCCGCAACAGAGAACTATACAGGTAGTCTTTTTGGCGATAATAATGCTTATAGGTTATTTACATCAATAAGTGGTGCAATGGCGTATAACACCGCTTCATATTCATTTCAAGGTAGAACAAGTGAAGTTGTTGCATCTACATATTATTTTGTAAGGGTATATTCAGACGAATACAATTATACCAATAATCCAAGTTTCTTTAATCAAAACAATGTATTAAAATACGAAAGTATGATTATGGATCCTAAAGTGTATATTACAAGTATTGGTTTGTATGACGATTCAAACAATCTTGTTGCGGTTGCAAAATTAAGTAAACCAATACAAAAGTCTTTTGACAGAGAAGTTGTTGTTAAAGTAAAACTTGACTATTAAGGAAAATTCACATGAATCTACCAATTTTAAGTTCATTTCTTTTTGGATCAATACAAGAAGGAATGAATGGAATACGAGAAAAAGATCTAAATAAAATAATATCAACAATAGATGTAATTGATACAGACATTGCAAGATTAAATGCAGTTCTTGAAGATCCTCAATTTTCAATGAATGATGAAATTTTATTGGATAACAGTAGAACAAGAGATCTTATTTCAAATTTTTTATATGTATTCAAAATTTATGAATCATATCTAACAGAAACAAGTGGAATACAACCTTATGGACCTTGGTTTAATAAAGTTAATTCAAATGCACCTTTTAACGGCAGAACACCATCTGCTTATTTGAACTCATTGCAACCAATTTGGTATGTTGCTAGAGACCAAGATAATGATGGTGTTCCAGAAGAAATTGTTCCAGAATACACACCATCTGGACAACCATTAAACTGGAGTAATTCACCAACACCAGACGCATTGCTTTATAGAGCAGCAAGAGGTTTAGTTCAAGGTGCTAGTAATGTTCAATCCGGATCTGGAGGAATAACTGCCACTCCAACTACAACTGGTCGTAGAGTAAATGTTGGTAATTGTGATCCAAAATATACATTTAGAATAACACAGTCGTATGATCCCTTAAAACCAACTACAAAATCTTTTTTTGGATTTGTAATAAAAAACAATCCAAGATTAGATATAACAATGTTTGCTGCTTGTCCTAATGGTTCACCTACTCCATTATTTACAACAACAATAGATTCAAATATCTATTACAATATAACTCCAGATTCAGAAGGAAATTTAGTAATACAACCAATGGATTCTTTAAGAAAATCTATTGGTAAAATAACCTATGAGTATTACTATGAAATGCAGAATATAATGAAGAAGATATTTGATGAAATATCTGTAATTCAAATAAATGATAGACAAGAAACAATATATGAAAATATAAAAAATCAACTTGAATCTGTAAATTCAAAACCTTGTTTTGTTGATAACTTTGGTCCAACTATGGGACTTACTCCAGGAATGTTGAGAAATACATCATTCTATGATGGAAAAACACCGCCAACTGGTTTTATTGAAGGATTACCTCTTCCAGTAAAAAATTATACATATCCACTTGGTCAAACTCCTAATGCACCAAGAATATCATGGTATAATGATACTATAAATAACACAGAAATGAACGTAATAGAAAACTTCTTTTTTATGGGTTCAACTAATTACGGTTCTATAACATATAATGATGTAAAATTAAATACAAATGTTCAATCTGAATTACCAACATCACATCCTGCAATTACTGGAATAACTTCTATAATAACTTCAAGAATAAAGGAGACCGTAGAAAACAAAGGTTCAGTAGTAGGTGCCGAAGGAAACCAACCAACTCAAACACCAACAGGTGGTCCTGATGGTGGACCCACAATAATAGGTGGCGATGAATATGGTGAAACAATAAACACCCAAAATCCTTACTATGGATCTATTTCTTGGAAGTTTAAGATTTCAAATGATTGTTCTTCTGCAAAAGCCGAAACAGGATTTAATTGGCAATTTGGACCAGATTTTCAAAATCCAAAAGATTCTTTATATCCCGATGCAATTCGTGGTTTAATAACAGAAACTACCGGTGGTGAAATAACAGGCGCTATAATTGATATTTTGCGTGGTGATAGAAATTCTGCACAGTTTACTAGACTATTGCAAAATGGTTTAGTGCCAATGAAAAATTCCACAACAAATCTTGTTACAGAAATACCAGGTCAACCGTGTTTGGAAGGTATTAAAACAGATTACCAATGGGGAATCAAGAGAACAAAGAAAATTCCTATTAAAATGTATTGTGGAACAACTGAAATAAATTATAGAAATCCTGGCACAGAAATATACAAATACATAACAAGTTATTTGGCAAGACCGGGATCTGGTGCTGCAACTGATCTAAATGGAAAACTTTTAACAACAACCGATGGTTATTATTATCAACCACTTGATGAAGTTGTGCCAATAATTCCAAGATTTTCTGGTGAACCTGGTGTATATTTTTCAAGTTATTCATCTGTTCAAAGAAAAAAAGGTCCTAATTGTTCTGCTGAGAAAAAAGTTATTTCTACCTGGAGAGTTGATGTAGATAATCCTTGTGGTTGTGATGAAGTTGAAGTTTTAACTCATTATTTAGTATATCCTGCAATAACATATACCGATCCATTAAGTGGTCAAATATCAGAATTTCGTGAACAAGAAGAATTAGACAATACTTTTCCAGCACCAGAACCAGAATCACGTGGGGCTGCTTATGGATTAACAATTGGACAACAATTAACAGATAATCGTAGACAAAAAGTAGATTGTTTTGAAGGAACGGGAATTGGAAGATTACATCATCCATTTTTATATGGAACTGATATTTTACCAGGATTGCGTAAAAAATCTATAAAAGGTTTATTCAATTTATCCCAATCATTAGATTGTGTTCATACATCATCAAATCAAAATGCTGCTTCAAAAGATTATTATTATGAAGTAACTGATTGTGATAATTGTTCTGAAAATGCATACTTTGCACTTGCTTATGGTAATTGGAAAGGTTCTGGATCACTATCAAGTGGTTATGAATCAAATGACAGTCCAAGTCGTGCCATTTATTCACAATATAGATTATTAACACTTGATCCAAGTGAAAAGTATTTTACATTCTATGATTCTGGATCATTAAAAACTCCAGATGACATATATGTTATCAATTATTATAGAAATGGATTAAGTGACAAACTTGATATTGGTAACTTTGAAATAAACATTGCAGAATTAAGTGGAAGTGGAATTGCAAATAATGTTCACACTGGAAGTAATGTTAAAGTTTCTGGATCAAATCCAAAGATACTATCGTTGATAGATAATTCTGCAATCTTTGATGACGAAAACGTTTGTGCCAATGAAGATCCTAATTATTATTATGATATAGTTAGTGGTTCACTTACAAATGGTATACATAGTAGTGGAACTGGAAGTTTACAACAAAATCCTGTATTGACAACATACGGTAAAGTATATCCAAATTTAGGCGTAATTGTTTTGGATGGAAGTAAGTTAAACGTATCTGCTTCATTTAATTCAGTTAGTGGTAGTAATACCACAGGTGATAACTCTTGGAAACTATTTACTGCAATAAGTGGTGCTGCTGTTGTTGGTAAACCAATGCGTGCTCGTAATGTTAAGTTCAAAACAACAAATCATTATTTTGTTAGAATACCATCTGGAGAAGCAAATTACAGTAATAACCCAACATACACAGTAGATACTGGTGTAGAAAAGGGTAAGATAAAAAATGCTTGTTTTGTAGATAATCCAATGACATACATTACAACAGTTGGATTATACAATACAAAACGAGAATTGATTGCTGTTGCAAAGTTAAGTAAACCAATCAAAAAAACAAGAGAAAATGACGTTTTAATAAAAATCCGTTTGAATTGGTGATATGATAACAGAATCAGAAATAATAACTGCTCTATCTGGATCAATGCTTGGAGACTATCCTGCTGTTCTTGATGAATCAACTGCTCGTTTACATGCACTTGACATATTCAAAAAAATTTTGGATATAGATGTAAATGGAAGTGTAAATTCTATTTTATTTTATGAAATGATAAATGCAAATCCAAGTGCACTTGCATTAACACAAAGAACAAAAATAGAACAAGCACTGGCAAATCTTAATAATTTGGTAGATGTTTTGTTGCCAGAACAAGTAAAAAAACTTCCGTTTATTTTAGAGGCGGAAACACTAGAAACAACACCAACCGGTATAGCCGTTACTCCAGAATTAAGAACAGTTTTAATACAAGAAAGGTCAAGATTGGCAGAGTTATTCAAACTTACTGCAAACATACCAACTATTTTAACAACTACTTTAATAGAATGATATGAAAGTATTAAGTTTTGAAATAAACAAATATCTACTTGAAATGTTAAAAGGGTATATTGACTTTCAAATAGCAAATGGATTTCCCTCAAAAGATAGATACCGTGCAGTTGTTAATAATGAAGTTGTTACATTTTTAATACAACGACCAGAATCTGCACCCGCACCACCACCTGTTCCTTTAACTACATTAAAATCAAGAACATTCAAAAAATTTAAGGCACCAAGAGATTTTTCTATTGTTCAAACAAAATATAGAAAAAAAGGATTATTCCCGTGTGAAGGAGAAAAATTAAACACATTCCACACATCTTCTACTTTTGGTGATTCTAATTATTTTTTAAGAGTATTATCTAACAAAGAAGGTGAACAAGATGATACTTTTATGTTTGATATTACATATGGTCATATAAACGGATCTGGTTCATTACAAAATTTAGATCAACATACGCAAATACATCCATCAAAAATTATTCATAAAAATTATCTGATGGAGCATTTTCATTCAACTACTGGAAAAATACCTTTTAAGAATGGAAAAAATGGTGATTATTTTTATGCTATAAATTTTAATAGAAATCTTTATCCGGAGTTAATTGATCCAGGAAATATACAAATAACTCTTGCACCAATTTCTTCCAGTGCAAATCAATTATACAATACAGGTAGTAATTTTTACCCACACCCAACATCTAATAAAATTTATACACTAATTGACGATTCTGAAGATTTGGCAGATGTAAATACATTAAGAAAAGAATTAAGAGAGTATTATTATTTAGTATCGGGTTCTCTCAATGACGGTAAATATGGAGAAGATACCGATGATGCATGGGGTATAATTTTTCCAAAAAAAGGCATAATAGTTTTGGATGGAGTTATTTTAGATCAATCTTGTTCATTGAATACCGTAACTGCATCTATGGTAGGTGATAATATACAAAAATTTTTTACGTCTATAAGTGCTTCTTGTAATACAACAACAAATAGAACTATAACTGGTTCTTGGTTTGCTAGAGCATCCGAAGAAGTTAAAACACAAACTTATTTTTGTAGATTGCGGGAATACGAATTTAATTACAGTAACAATTATACCTATTTATCTGGTAGTTATGGCCATTTCAAATATGAATCATTTGTAGATTTTCCAATAACATACATAACAAGTGTTGGATTGTATAATGATAATTTTGAACTTGTTGCTGTTGGTAAATTACCAAGACCAATAAGAAAAAAACCAAACGAAGAACACGTAATTCAAGTTAGATTAAGGTTAAATTGATATGTCATTTCAAAAAGGAAATAATTTAAGTTTTACACACAAACGACTAAAAGCTGGCGATTTTACAATTCGTCCATTTGAAGTTAATAAAGTTTGGAAATTTTCATCTTATATGCCAGAAGTTGAGTATTTGGATAACTATGGTATAAAAGTGTATCGTGCTTTTTATCCAGAAAATCATAAGTATTTTGGAAATGTTGCAAATATATCATCATCGTTATATGAAAGAATTTTTACAACACAAAGTTTAGATCCAAAAATACTTTGGTATTATTTAGATCACAACTATTATACTGAATATAAGAGTGAAAAACAACCATCATTTATTACAACTGATGATCAGATAACATATTTAGCAGAATCTGCATCTATATTTATGATTCCGGTTGGTGTATTTGGTGAAGGTATAAAAAAAGGTTCAGTGAGTTTGTCAAATTATGGATCACCATATGAATATAACTTGATAGATGATAATGTTGGTAATTTAAGAGATGCCATATTTGATGAAAATAAATTTGTAAATGTTGGTAACTGTTTACTTTATATTGGTTTTAACGAAAAATATCGTGAATACAATATAAAAAATAACAAATTAGATTATGTGTTGGATATGTCATCACGTAGAAATACCGTAAGTTTATACAATACAAAAAAAATGAATTATGTTCCCGGAATACCAACATCCGATACATTAGAAAATACTGGTGTTGCTGCTTATTTTAGTGGTTCTCATTTAAGAGTAGATTCAAATGTAAATTTTAATTTTAATAAAATACAAGATTTTGCATTTAGTTTTTGGATAAATCCAAAATCAAATCAACCAAATGGTATAAATGGTAAAAACTATTTATTCAATAAAAATTTAATAAAAAAAGTTTACACAGTAAACGATACAACTCTTGTTCATAATTTTGAAGAAACTGAAAAAGAATCAAAACAATATCCATTTGATATATCGTATAATAATTCGTATTCTGATAATCCTGGTAAACTTTCTTTTAGACAAAGTTCTACTTTTCAGACAGTAGAAGTTTTATCATCTGCATTATCAAGTAATACATGGCACCACGTAGTGTGTCAAAAGACAGGTAGTGTATATCAGATATGGTTAAATGGTAGTCTAAATGCAGAGATAACAAACTCTATGGATATGGATGTTGGTAATGATAACATATTTTTTATAGGTGGTAGTCCAAATACAGCCAGTTTATTTCATGGAACACTCGATGAAATACGGATATACAATACGGCAATTTCTTCTGATAAAATACCATATCTTTATCAAAACACACTTGATGCTGGTTATGCATATCAAACATCAAGAGTTGGTAATGTTTTTTATGGAACTGGGTTTTTTGTAATATCTGATCCAAGACCTAAATATGCCAATGCATTTTTAGGACAATCGGGAAGTTTTGATTACAATGGCATAACAAATGGATTTAGAGGTCAATTTAGATCTACTGTTACTTTTTATGAGTATGAAATAATTTGTAAAATACGAAGGGGTGAATTTAATTTTACACAAAATCCATCAATACGAATTGATAGAGCTGCATTTTCAAATGATTTGGAAAACTATGTAACATCATCGTATTTCAATCCATACATAACAACGGTTGGTTTGTATGATGATGACAGTAATCTTCTTGCTGTTGCTAAATTAGCAAATCCTCTTGAAAAAAGAGATGATGTAGATATGAATGTTATCATAAGGTTTGATATGTAATGCGTAGAAATCAAGTTGCAATAAAACATGGGTTTCGTAGTGGTTTAGAAGATACTGTAAATGATATGTTGAAAGAAAACAACAAATCATTCTCCTACGAAAGTGAAAAAATATCTTACATACAACCGGAAACCAAACACAATTATACTCCAGATTTTGTCCTAAACAAAATAGTTGGCGGTAAAATGTATGTTGAAACAAAGGGTAGATGGGTAAAGACAGACCGATTAAAATTTGATTTGATATTTGAACAATATCCCGATATAGACATTCGTTTTGTATTCCAAAATCCTAATGCCAAATTATACAAGGGTAGTAAAACAACCTATGCTCAATACTGTGATAAGAAAGGGTGGCGTTGGGCAAAGAAAGACATACCAGAGGAATGGTTAAAAGAGTGCTTGTAATTGTAGCAAATTTTTCTTATATTTGTTACAAGTATTATTTTACATGAAGTGTGGTTATGATAAACTACGATTTATTATCTCTCGTTGAGAAAGTTCTCGGTAAAGGTAGAAGAACATCTGGCAATAACTATTCGTTCTTCTCACCGTTCATCAGTCATTACAAACCAAAACTCGAAATAGATTTGACCGTAAATAACAACGGTGAAAATCCATGGCATTGTTGGGTTAGTAATGCTAAGGGTAGAAGTATAGTTTCCCTTTTCAAAAAAGTAAAAGCCGGTAAACAATATATCGATGACCTCAATAAAATTCTTAAAACAAAAAACCTATACATCAAGAACAAAACAGAAATAAAAGAAGAATTAGTTTTACCGAGAGAATACATCAAATTATATGAATTTCCAAAGATAAAAGACATTCAAGTAAAGATGCAAATGAAACAAGCGTTGGGTTACTTGAAATCAAGAGGAATTGGTAGAACTGATATACTTCGTTATGGAATTGGCTATTGTCCTAACGGTAGTTATTCTGGTAGAATAATTGTCCCATCCCATGATGAAAACTTCAACCTAAACTTTTTTGTTTCTCGTTCTATCTTTGAAGAAGATGTCCTAAAATATAAAAATCCAAAATGGAGTAAGGATGTTATTGGTTTTGAATGTTTTATCGATTGGGATGAACCTGTTACACTTGTTGAAGGTGTATTTGATGCAATCACGGCAAGATATAATGCAGTTCCACTCTTCGGCAAAATTATCCAACCAAAACTTCGAGAAAAGATTTTGTTGCGTAAACCACCAAAAGTAATTGTTGCACTTGATAGTGATGCGTATTCGGATGCCATAAAAATATCTTCTTCTCTAATTTCAGAAGGTATAAATGTATCTATTGTTCAAATGAAAAGCAAAGATATAAATGAAATGGGTTTCAAAGATTTTTCAAATTTGAAATCGGTAACACCACCAACAGACAGTTATGACATAATTAAACAGAGGATATTGTATGCTTAAAGAAACACTATGGGCAGGCGGACTTTCCCGTGTTGATACCATATTACACATTGCTGATGTTCATATTCGTAATCTGAAAAGACACGAAGAATATCGTAGTGTATTTGAAAAACTCTATGTAATTTGTAAAAATAAAGTAGAACAAAATAAAAATACTATCATATATCTTGCTGGTGATATTGTTCATGCTAAAACAGATATGACACCAGAACTTGTTGATATGGTAACGGAATTGCTTGATACTCTTTCCAAGATTGCACCAACAATTTTGATTGCTGGTAATCACGATTGTAACCTAAATAATATGAGTAGAATGGATGCGCTTTCACCAATTGTTTCCATGATTGATAGTGATTTTAATGAATTATTTTATTTGAAACAAAGTGGTGTATACTCATTGGAGAATGTTGATTTTATTCTTAATTCTGTTTATGAAAATCCAAAAGACTTTATTTTAGCAAATGATGTTCAAGGTGATAGAACAAAAATAGTATTGTATCACGGACCTGTTGATAGGGCATCAACTGATGCCGGTGTTCTTATGAAACACAATGATGTAAAGATTGAAATGTTCGATGGGTTTGACTATGGAATGTTTGGTGATATTCATAAGTTTCAATATCTCGATGTTGATGGAAAGTTTGCTTATGCAGGTTCACTCATACAACAAAATTACGGCGAAGGGTTGGTTCATGGTATAATTGAATGGGATATTAAAAATAAGAAATCAAAATTTATTGAAATTGAAAATGATTGGTCATATCATACGATTGATGTTGAAAATGGTAAAATTAAAAAGTTGCCAACAAAGTGGACAAAGTATAATTCAATTCGTTTGCGTATAACAAACACACCACATTCAGAAGTTAATCAAATAATGACTGAATTAAAGTCATTGACAAATGTGATAGACATTAGAACACAACATCT